ATGGCGGCGATGTGGTGTCCGGTGTGCGCGCGGAGGCTCGCGCGCGACGAGTTTCAGCCGGCGGTCGGCGACGTGCCGAATCGGTGGATGTGCGGGGATTGCGATTGCGTCGTCAACGAGTATGACGACGAGTACGAGCACCCCGAGTGCGATGGGTAAGAACGGAGCCGTTCTTCTTGGCGAGGTCGCCGCGCGCGCGAGCCACATCGACATCGCGTGTTCTCGCTGCGACCGCAAAGGCAGGTACCGAGTTGCCAAGTTGGTCGCGCGGCTCGGCGAGGACTTCCCGATGACGGACCTCGGCACCGAGTTGGCGGATTGCCCACGGCGAAGCGCCACCACTCATCACGAGCGGTGCGATGTGTATTTTCCCAAGCTTGTGCAGATCATGGCTGATGACGAGCGCAGATCCGCTTTGACGAGCGGGGATTGCTGAGCGACGCCGCCAGGTAACGGATAATGGATGTGCGTTCTGGGTGCGGGCGATCGGCGCGGATGAGGAAACAGGATCCACGCGGCGAGTCGGTCAGCCTTTCTATGATTCTGAATGAGGCATGGCAATGGACTGGTCGACCCTGGTTCCCGTCGTTATTGGGGGCGTTTTAGCCGTAGGAGGTGGAGCATTGGGACAGGCTCTGACGCATACCTTCACGGCATCACGGGAAGCCAAAAAAGCGCGCGCCGAGCGCCTGGAGCGATTGGCCACCGCTGTTTGGGCGCACTCTACGTGGCTTGACGAGAAAATGAACGATGTCATATTCCGAGGCGTCGAACATGTGGGCCCCGATCCTTTGGACGAAGCGCGGATGCTAGGAAGTCTGTATTTCCCGGAGCTTGGCACCCAGATCGCCGCCGTCATGCACGCGCGTATGCCAATGATTAAATTCATCGGCCAGCAAGGAGTTGATCGTCGTGCAAGTCCTCAAACATGGACTGACTCTCTGTCGGAAAGAATGAAGGAGTATCACGCGTTATACGAAACGCATCTGGATGCCGTGCACGGGTTCACGAGCGCCTGTAGGAAAACCTTCAAATAGCGCGGGCTCATCAGCGAAGCTGAACAGCAATCTGAATGCGCCGCGTCTCCGTGCGGGCCGCCGACGTCGTGATCGTGCACGCGACGATATAGGTCGTGCCGACGGCGCCGCCGGAGATCCATGCGGCAACCACCTTTCCCTGAATGCTCGACGAGTCGACGACGATCCCCGCCGCAGGTGTCACGGTCTGCTCGGTGATCGTCTCGTTTGCCGCGAGCCAGCCCGACCAATCCCAGTTGAAATCGAGAACGGCCTGCGGGTCCTTCGTGAACGAAGGGACGTACGGGTACGCCATCAGAAGCTCCAGTAATGTTCAGGCGTCTTGCGCGGCACGCACGACGATTGACCGTTTGTCAGTCGCGACAACATCGGTCCGGCTCTCACGCGGAATGCGGATGAGTCTAGAATCTGCATCGATTGCTACGCTTCGGATCTCCCGCTCAAAGCGGTAAGTCCGAGCCTCGGCGGGAATGACGTAACGGACGGTGACGGGCGTCTCGCCTGCGACGACGGACGCCACGATCGCGCCGCTCACCCCGAAGAGTGCGCCGGCTATCGTCACCGTCATTCCCTGCGCCTCTTGGGCCTGCACGACGAACGCGCCTGACACGCCGGTGAGCTCGGCCGCGAGAGCCGCCCCGATCCGCTCACCTGCTGCCACCGATCCCGACACGCCATCAAGCACACCGGCCAGCGCACTCGCGAGCGTCACGCCCGCGGAGATCGAGCCGCCGACGCCATCGAGCACGCCGAAAAGCTCCGCGCCAACGCTATCGATCGAGCGCGCGGAGATGTGCCCGGTGACGCCAGAAAGCACGCCTGCCATTGCCGCGCTTATCGCTTCGTCTGCGGCGATGCCGCCCGATACACCCGCGAGCGCGCCGCTCGCCGATGCCGGAATAACTTCGATGAGCTGGAATGTGCCGCTCACACCCGACAGCGCGCCGCCAACTGTTGCGCCGACTGTTTCCGATGCGGAGATCGCGCCTGAGACCCCTACGAGTGCGCCCGCGAGCGCCGCGCTGATTGCCTCCCGCGCGACGATCGCGCCGCTTACCCCCACGAGCGTGGCGCTGATCGCCGCCTGCAGGCTCTCCGATGCAGAGATACCCCCACCGACGCCAGACAGCGCACCCGCGAGGGAAGCGGCGATGGTTTCCGATACCGAGAGCGACCCCGCTACACCTGCGAGCGTGCCTGCCAGAGTCGCGGTGACACCAGTCGCAACCGGCGTGTACGTGATGACGATGACGCCTTGACCGCCGTCGCCGCCGCCCGCGATGTTCGCGCCGGCGTCGTTGTATCCGCCACCGCCACCGCCGCCGCCGTATGCGCCGCCATCGCCGCCCTTGCCGATCGGCGAGACGCTCGCGCCCGAGCTACCACCACCACCGCCGCCGCCCGCGCCAGCAGCGCCGCCCGCCATGTCGGTGCCGGGGCCGCCCGGACCGGGCGAGGATTGCGCAGAGGTGCCGTTCGACGGGCCGAATGCGCCGCCGCCACCGCCGCCGTTCGTGCCTGCCGCACCATTGACCGACGAGGACGTGCCGCCCGCCCCGCCACCGGTGCCGAGCGGACCATTGCCACCGTTGCCGCCCGCCGTGCCGGTTGTCGCGGCCGGCGTCGTGCCGCCGGCTGCACCGCCGCCACCGCCCCCACCCGACGCGCCGGAATTTCCGCCTGCCGCGCCGTTGCCGTTCGGGCCGGCAGCGCCACCACCACCGCCCGCCCAATAGCCAGTCGCCGCGCCGTTGCCGCCGCTGTACTTCTTCGTGCCGACGCCCGACGCCGCTGCGCCGCCCGCGCCGCCGGTACTGGAGCCACCTGTACCGCCTTTTGCACCGACGGATGACGCGGCGAGTGTCGCGCCCTTGAACCATGTATCGCCGCCGGTACCGCCGTTGCCCGACGCGGAACCGGCCGCGCCTTTCGCGCCGATCTGATACTGGATCGGCGAGCCGAGTGTGATGGCGAGGTTATCGACCGACGAGTAAGCCCCGCCGCCGCCGCCGCTCTGCTTGCCGTTATTGCCGCCCGAGCCACCACCTCCGCCGCCGACCGTTTCCACGCGGTCGAGCGTGGCTGGCACATCGTCATATGGGGCGACGCCAAGCGTGATCGATGTCCCCGCCGTGAGGACGATGTATTTTTGCGCCATGACGCGCGCCTATCAGGCGTTGCCTTCGGTGAGCACGGCCGAGCTCACGGTGATGGTCGCGTTCTGGACGATCGAGGTCGTCGGCATCTGCACGATGCCGGTGTTCGCCGCCGTGGTGCTCACGTCGAAGTCGGCGACGAACGTGCCGCCCGAAGTCGTGAGCCGCGCCCACGTCGCCGTGCCGGTCGCCGAAGCGGTCGCGTTGCCGATTGCACCGAAAGTCAGCGCGCCATTCGAAACGGTGCCGAGCGTCGCCGCGCAGGTGTGCGCCGAGAGCGCGGTCGTGGCCGTGCCGCCGGTGGTGGGCTGCGTACCGCCGTAAAGCGTGAGAACCGCGTTCGCGCCGGCCGCGTTGACGATTTGCGTCAGGCGGTTGTTACGCACGGTGGAAGAAAGGCCGATGTTCATGTGGTTATTCCTGTGCGGTGGTCTTGAGGTTACACACGCCCGCGATTACTCCTTGCTGCTGGAGGATGCAGACGTAGTGCTGGAGGTATTCTGCTTTTGCGCGGGCGTCGCTGTCGGCGTCGTCGACGATGCCGAAAAGATCTGATCCAAACGCAGGTGATAGCTCGGCTGTCCCACCGGTACCATCGCCCATGCCGCTGGCGCCTGTGCTTGAATCGACGGCGTTACCACCGCCTGAGGGGGCGTAGGCGGTGACTGCGACGCGCAGCCGACGAGTGCCGTCAGCAATAGCAGCGCGATTCTTGGCGTTGTCGGCTTCATGAGAGGCCTTTTCCTGTTGGAGTTGACTATCGAGCGCCGTAAGCTGCGCGGCTGCATCGTTCTGTTTGGCGATCGCCGCGCGCGCCGCGCTTACCGCCGCGTCGGACACCGCTTGGAGCTTCTGTGCATTCGTCGCGTTGTCGCGCGCGTGAGCGGTCTGCTCGGTGGCGAGCTTCGTGGCGTCAACCGTACGCACCGCCCCGCCGCCGATTGCAATGCCGATTGCGCCCGCGATGATTCCGGTAATGAGGTATGGAGACATGTCAGTTTCCGATGCAGGCATTCATCTCAAGGCGCCGGCGCGTCACGATTCCGCCGCAGCGATTCGCCGCGAGGGCGCAATCCTTGCCCGCGACGAAGCGCCACTTCATGAACTCCGAACACGCGCCGGGGAAGTCGCGCGCGATGTAGCGCTTGCGCAGCGTCGAGCCTCTGTAATTCGGCACGCCGATGTTGTATGCGAGATCCACGACGGCGACCTTCTGCCCGTCTGTCAACGTGTCGAAGCCTGGCGTGATGTCGCGCACCGACGAGGCGTAGCCCGCAAGGCTGTCGCCAAGCATCGATTTGCACTCCGGCAGCGTGTACGCTCGCATCTCGACATTTGTCTCGCCAAAGCAAACTGTCTGGATGTTGTTGGCGAGACGATCGTTGTACGGTTTCAGCGAAACGCCCTCTTGCGACGCGGTGAGCGCCACGAGCGCAGCAGCCGCAGCGGCGCCGATCGTCGCGGCAAGCGTCTTCTTGCCGGGCCGCTTACTCGGCTGCTGTGCTTGCGTCGCCATCGCTCGCCCCCTTTCCGTCAGAGCCACCGACGACCACCACCCGATCTCCGAATGATGTTGTACCTACGGTCGTTACCGGCGCAGTTGGTGTGAACGAGCCCGACGATTCGAACGTCTGCGTTTTCAGCAGCGCTCCCGCAGTAGGGTCGTCAGCCTTCGGTGCGGTTGTCGTGTAGCGCGCAGCAATAATGGCGAGACACCCGACGGCAATGGCGATTGCGAGTCGCCAACTGTCAGGCAGGAGCGACTTCACTTCATCGGGCATGCCCGTCCATGCGGCCTCGATGAAAGGCGACGCGGCGGAGACGGCGCCGAGCGCCGCCGCGATGATCGTCGACGAATACGTGTGCACCTTGGCCGCGTCATCGACCAGGCGAAGCTTGAGGTTCATAGGGCCTCTGAAAGAAAAAGCCCGGCGCGCGGCCGGGCTCGGATGTGAAAGCGTGCGTTGGTTTATCGCCGACTGCCCGCCCAAGGCTGCGCGGGCAGAGCCGGATGCGTCGCCGTCTCCAGCTTCTTGTCGACCGCCTTTGCGGTATTTGCGGCTTCGTCGGCCTTCGTCGCGGCGACTGCAACCTTTTGCTCGACAGCCTCTGTCTTTTGCGCCGCGGCGCTCGCTGCGGCCGTGGCCTCTTTTGCCTGCTTCATCAGCGTTGCTTGCCGGGCATCGTTGATCCTCGCGCGGTCGCCGAGGAAACGAAGAGTGTAGGCGGCGATCGCATTCGTGTCGGCGACCGATCTGGCGATGATCTCCTGCGACTGCTTCAGCGATTCGTTCTGCGCCTTGAGGCTGCCGATCTCGACCGCGTATCTAGCGTCAGCCGCCTCGGTCGCGGAAGCCGCTGCTGTCGCTCTAGCAGCAGGGAACCGTCCGAGCAGCTGCATCCGCTCACCCCGATTGATCCAATACATGGTTGCCATGCCGGCGAAGAACACGGACACGCCTATCAACAGGATTGCGATGAGCCCAGCGAAGCGCTTGTATGCCTTGCTGATTTTGTCTGTCACGTCATGTCCTCTTTCCGGCGGCCGCCGATCTGCGCCTTAAGCAGCTGGTTTTCGTTTTCCAAAGCTTCAATGCGCCGTACGAGCGACTCGATCTTTCGCCGGTCTTCGGCCCGATCGTCTGCCGCCTGTTTTATGAAACGACGCATTTTCGCGTCCGATATCGCGAGAAGTCTGCGATTGCGCGTCTCCCGTACAACCGATGCCTCGTATTGCTTCTTCCACTGGCTCGCCGATTCGAGCAGCAGCTTGAGGCTGCCGGTGTCGGTTTCGTCCTGCGCAATATCGCGCTTGGCCTGCGACTCCGACGACTTGACCTCAGAGAGCTGCTTTCGCAACTTCACATAGCGATCGATAAGCACGCCGGTGCCGACAAGCACTGAAGCGCCGGCGCTGCCGATAATCGTCGCCAGCGTTGAATCCGTAGGCATTCCATTTCCTCGTGTGGCGGCTCTGATGGCCATTACGGTTTGCCGGTTATCCGGGCATAAAAAAAGCCGCCTGAAGGCGGCTGGTCGAAAAACGCGGAGCGACTAAAGCAGAACCGTGGTTCGCGACCCGGCGTTTGTGTATCATTTCGTCCGCAAATTTAGACGAGGTCGAACTTGGAACTTTTCGAGAACGAAAGCGAGACGAGAGCCGTTTCAGTAGGAAGGCGCAGGTTTCTGAGGGCAGCGCAGGCCACCGCCATTTCAGCATTCCTTCCGGCGTGTTCTTTCACAGGCGCGGGAATCCCGGCGGCATCTACAATTGCGCCACCTGACTCGCACGCGCTAGAGGCATTCCAGCCTCCGCAAATTGTCTCCTACGGGGACATTTCTCGGCTTGCGCAGGTGATGACGAAAGTCAAGAGCAGAAATCCGATCAAGATATGCGGTCTTGGCGGGTCCATTACCGCGGGAGCTAATGCGACCACTGTCGACAAGCGATGGTTGAATCTGGTCGCCGGTTGGCTTGAGATTGAATACGATTGCCCCGTATCAATTTGGAACGCCGGCATAAGCGGTACGGCAAGCGACTACGGAGCACTTCGCCTGCAACGCGATGTGCTCGCGCATAGCCCCGACATCGTATTCGTCGAGTACGCCGTGAACGATTCAGCGACGGACGGGCCGAGTTACGATAGTGTGATCAGAAACCTGTTGGCAGCCACCCCGCAGATCGCCGTCGTTCCGATCATGTTCTGCACAACGCGCTGTCGAGCCGCCAAAGCACGTTAATCCCGATCGCTCAGCACTATGGGTGCCCGATCGTCTCGTATGCGGATGGAATCTCAGCAGCCATCGAGGCGGGAATCATCACGCAAGCGCAAATCAGTTGTCCGGACGGCATACACCCGCCAGAATTTGGCCATGCTCTTGCAGCCCAGTATCTCGAGACTATGCTGGCCTATGCTGCGTCGCGCAGCACTGAAAGCCGCCCGAGTTCCGCAACCCCGCTATATCCCAATGCCTTCGACAATCCGACATTGATTTCCAATGACGGCTTGCAAGCAGCATCATTGCGCGGCTTTGTGTATGCCCCTGATCCGGGCGATTTTCCCAACGTCAACGTCGGCGCATTGATGTCGTCGAATGTCTCTGATTCCTTTGAAATCCCGATCACTGTCGGTACATACGGTGAAGTCTGGATTCAATGCGCCGCATCGAACGACAGCACCAAGGGCACATTTATTGTGCGGATAGACGGAGTGATCTACAACGTCACAGACTGCAACAACAAGTATCACGGCCCGAACGCCCAACAGCTTGTCCACGTGGCATCCGGTCTTTCCGCTGGACAGCACACGCTCGAACTCACAAGTTTCAGGTCCGCATCCGGCTCGCGGCAGAACATTCTTTTCATTTGCGGAATCGCTACTGCATAGCATCTTGCGTTGCGAAGACACAACGATTTTGACACGAGCGTTGCGCATAGGCCCAAACGTTCACGCGGCAACCTTCCGGAAACTCGCGGCACTCGTGCGCGCCTACAGGGCTGACAGATGTGAGTCAAGGTGCAAGTCGCCTATATGCCAGCGAATGTCGGTTCGAGGTGCTAGCTGATCGCGTCGGCAGCAACAGTGCGTATGTTTGTTTACGGTAGAATTCGCGCGACTCGGAATTCCCTAGGCAAATGAACCAACCACATCCGTTGTTGAAGCTCGTCGTCCGCGCGGGAGGAGCAATTTCTACCTTTGCAATAGCAGCCATCTTGGCCGGGAAACAACTTGCTCACGGCAGTTTGGTTGTGAGCTTGGTCGGCATTGTTGTTTGGGCTTCAAGTGAATGCGACTGGTGGCGATCGAACAGAAGAAAGGGACGATAAAGCATGAATCACCGCTCTCTCACTCTCGGCGAGGCATTGAAGAGGAGTAACAACAACGCAGACGTTTTTCGGTTGATGGCCGCGTTGGCGGTGATATGGGGTCACTCCTTCGCCCTTGCGCCCGCCAAAGGTCTTAGCGAACCGATCGGCGACCTCCTCGGCTTTGATTATTCCGGGTCGCTGGCCGTAAAATTTTTCTTTTTCCTCAGCGGCATCCTGGTCACTGTGAGTTGGATTCGAAATCCCTCTCCAATGAAGTTTGCGCTTGCTCGAATCTTCCGTATTTTCCCAGCATTGATCGTGAGTGCCATGATCATGATGTTGATGGTGGGGCCTCTCCTGACAACCCTTCCGCGCAGCGATTATTTTGGAAACACGTGGATGTACGAACACATTATCGTGTCTCCGCAAATGGGGTACGCCCTGCCCGGAGTGTTTCAAAGAAACGCCTATACAGCGGCAAACGGATCACTTTGGACGATCTCGTACGAGCTGCTCATGTACACGGTTCTGCTCGGGCTCGGGATGTGTTGCCTATTCCGGCTGAAGGCTGTCGCCTTCACCTTGTGCGCAGCATCTGTTATCTGGTTTATGGCCAACCCCGAGAGCATAACCGTTTTCGGCATGCTCAACGTTAATGAGGCCGGAACCTTGCCCGCGTTCTTTGCGTTCGGGGCGCTGCTCGCGATCTTCAAGGATTCGATTCGAATCGACGGGAAGGTAGTGATTGGCCTATGCCTGCTTGCCTGGACCGTTAGGGGTGGTCCAGCCTTCAAGTACGCTTTCTACCCTGCGTTCCTGCTCGCGCCGATCTGGCTAATGACGACGCGGCCGCTCAAGATGATTCGCCTTCCCGGAGATTTCTCGTACGGAGTGTACGTCTACGGATGGCCGATTCAACAGGTTTTCGCGGCCCTATTTCCTCACGCAGGACCGCACACGAACGCAGCTCTTTCAATGCCGACATCCGTGTTGGTCGGGGCGGCGTCGTGGTATCTGATTGAGAAGCCGGCAATCGCGTTCGGGCATAAGCAGATGGACCTCATCGCGCGGGCGGCAAACCGGCAGGCCGACGCTGTCTAATAACCGTCGTTACGTGCCGTCTACAACGCGCGATGCACCGATCACCTATGCATGCGCAGAGAATTCTCCGTCTGCGTATGTATCCCCAATAGAGACAGCTGATCCCGGTAGGACGGCAACCGCTTCCGATCCTACAGGTGGGCTCCAGGTATCGGTGTCACCATTCCACACGACGATGTTCGTGACGATGCCGCTTTCGACGATTGCGTAATTGCTCATCATGCGTACTCATAGATGATGATTTGACCGGGAGCACCCGCACCGCCCGCAAGAGCGCCACCGCTTGCGCCTTGCGACCCGCCGCTGCCGCCGCAACCCGGACTCGCGCCAGCGACGCCAGGAGATCCAGCTGTTCCGCCAGCCGGGCCTGCATGCCCGTTGGAATTTCCCCCCGCACCCCCAAGCGAGGCACCGACAGCAACCGCGAACGCCGGCCCCCCTGAATTCCCGATCGATACATCAATAACTGAGCCGCCAGTAACGGACGTGACTACACCCGATCCACCCGCCCCACCAAGAAGCGGCGGCGTACCGGCTGGCGTTGCCGCGGAGCCAGTTCCACCGGCAGCTGTGGCGATAGAGCCGAGCGAGGTCGTGCCGCCCGAACCGCCTGCGTTCAGCCCCGCGACGCCGCCCGATCCGCCCGCGCCGATCGTAACCGAAAGCCCACCAGAAAACCCGCTAGAAAATTGGGCCTTTACATATGCGCCGCCTCCGCCGCCACCAGCAACTGCCGCACCGCCCGCGCCGGTTGACGGACAGCCGGCTCCGCCTCCGCCGCCACCCCATAGTTCAACCACAATTTTGTTTGTGCCGGGCGTCGAGTTGTAAGTGCTCGACGCCGTGAAGCGCTGCACGTTCAGCAGCCGCCCCCCGCCAACATAGGCTTTAATCGCATCTCGGATCTGCGTGTAAGTCGTCTTGCTCGGCGTCAGCCCACCAGCAGCCACGACGTTCATCAACTCTTCTTGAACCATGTTCAGCCAAGAGCCACGTACGTTCGTAGCAGGCGTGCCTGCCGTTGGGTTGCCTTCGGTGAAGTAACCAGGCGTGCCTGCAGCCTCAGGGGTCGGAAGACTGCTCGAGGCGGTCGCGTCGTCAATGCGTTGCATGTGACCTCTTATGCGTAAGCGAAGATTGGAATCGTGTGCGCTGGCATTACTGCTCGGAATTCACACTCGAGAACTGCATTGCCCCACGAGGCAAGCGGGTCACCGGCAGCCATGGCCCCGGCGACGGCGCGCACGACCGTATTGATCGGGGCCGTTATCTTCCACGCGAAGTTCCAGTCGTATCCGCAGCACGGCTGGCCTGCGCGCAGCATCCCCGCACGCGCCTGCGTGTACTGGGTGATCGTCACCGCGTATCCGAGTGACGCCGCAAACGCCACTAGCTGGGGGATCGATGCACCGCCCACCGACGTAAGTCGGGCGATGACTTGCGCCCGCCGCGCCGGAACGGTAGGCGCTTCACCGGCGCAAGGATCTGGCAACCCAAGCGTCGACTCCCATTCCGGCAGTAGCTCGTATGTCGTCGATGGGAAGGCGTCGACCAAAAGGTAGTTCGCACGGGCCGTCTGACGCTCATAGGAGGGCGCAAGTCCAGACAGCACTTTTGTCTGCACGGCGTCCGCATCGCGCGGCCACACACGCCCGCGCGGCAACAACGCCTGCATCGCAGCGAGGAAGTCTGCCGCCTTGAAATTCGGTGCAAGCATGGATGCCTCAAACGTAGTTCACGCCGGCGAGCACTGGAAGCTGACCGAAACCGCTTGTGATGTTTCCCGGGTAAGTCGTCGTCGTTGCTCCGACCACGCCTTGAACCAGCGTGATAACGAAACCACTCGTACCTGATACCGACGCGATCGCGGATTCAATGTCCGAGCGATTGATCGTGCCAGCGCGCGGGTCACCGTTGCGGAACAGAACGTCGGCTATTGCGGCCGAAATAGCGGCACGAGTGGCCGTCGACGTGCCAGACAAGCCGGATACTGTGAACGTCAAACTGTTTGCGACCGGTGCACATGAATACACGAGCGCGGTCACTGGCTGCTCATTAACGATGGTGTCCGCGACGACAAGCTGATCGCCGGTTGCGACAGTGCCGCGCGGTACGCCGCCAGGCCCCTTGTCGTATTGCGAGCAGCCGTTCGTTCCTTGAGGGAACCCGCTGTGGGCAGCCTCCGCCGAGTCCCACATCGTGTAGATCACGACCGTCCCGGCGCCGAAGCCATTCGGCGCGCACCACGCGCGGGTGACACCTGGAACGGCAAGCGCCCACCCAACATAGTCGTTCAGGTCGCCGCCCTGCGGCGTGTTCTGATATGCAGCAAGCATCCGCGTGCGCAGATCATCGTTATCTTCAATGTCTGAGCCGGATGCAACCGTGCCCGTTATCGTTCCCGACGACTGCAATCCCGACACAGCGACGCCTAGCGCCACCGTCGTGCCAGCATCAGCGTTACCGTCCGCCCCAGCCGAGGTCGCCACGATAGTCACGGACAACGAGCCGCCCACGCCGACAGTCGCTGTTGAGGCGGTCGTGTAGGCAGCCCCGTCTCCGCGCGTAACCGGCGTTCCCGCATTGAGCACGGTGCCGGTCACGCCAGCGAACGATGCGTTCAGCTGCGCGGGCGTCGCGGCCTTGCGATAGACCTTCTTGAGCGCCGCCCAGCCTTCCAGATACTCGTCTTCCGCGGTGAACGGAACCGCCTGCTTGGCAATCCAGTCGAGGTAAGCCATCTGCAGGTTTGACATCCCCGCCTGCACCTTTCCGATCACCTTTAGAACCGTGCGCCGCAGCGTTGCGTCTGCACCCTGCAAGGCCGAATTGATGTCGGCCGCCACCTCGCTGATCAAGGTGGAGAGCGTTTTTCGTTGGAATGGCATATCAGGTGAGCTGTTGCCACACCCATGCGTACGTCAAGGAGACGCTGGGCCCGGCCGGTTGATAGAGCGTGATCTGCGCGCCAAGGAACGTGTCGCGCGTCCATTCCGTCTGAACATCCATGCTCGCGACGGCGCCGTCATCGACAAGCCATTGCAACGCTTCCACGATGTAATCGCGCGCGTTGTTGAGCACTTCTTGGGTCTGCTTCGATCGATCGAGCAGCCAGAGCCGAGAGCCCATCGGACCATCCTCGTCGAGGTCGCCCCACCAGCCGCGCGGATCGCCGGTGCCGTCCGGAATGACGTCGTCAGCATTGGCCGCGCGGTCGGTGAAGAGGCTCAGAAGAACCGCGGTTTGCAGATCGTTTCCTGTGAGCAGATCCGGCCCGAGCTGCTGCCAATCGCCGCGGCTGTTCGCTGCATCCCAGACGATGCTGATGTCAGGCATCTATTACTCCGGCTGTGTCGGCGGTTGCGTATTGATCGTGCTGCCACCGGTCTGTACGTTGACGATCGGGTGCGTGTGCAAGTTGGCAACTGCTCGCATGCCCGCGACCGTGCGCGTGTTCGTCCCATAGTTGTCGATGATGTCGCCCGTGCATCGAAGAATTGGCGTATCCGCAAGAACGACCGGTGTATTCGTCAATGTGATTTGCTTGCCGCCGCCGTCGAGACGCATACCCGATTGGGAGAGATAGACTTTCTGCCCCGAATTGTCGTGAATGCAGACTTCGCCCGACTTCAACGCGGTCACGCGGAACTCTGCGTTCGAGGTTGCGATGACGAATCCGTTCGTCCGCTCGCCGTTGCCGAATATCATGAGGGCCTCGGAACCCGTCGGCGGATTGGACGTGAATCCATATTCGGCGTAGCGCGGCATGTCCCCAGTGGTTTCCACCGCATTGATCCGCGCCTGCACGTATTGCACAGTGCGCGTATCGTCGACGAACGAAACGACCGCTCGACTCACGAATAGACGAATCCGCCGTGAGAGCGCGTTCAGTGCGTCGAGCATTCAAAGTCCTCAGGCCGGCGCGATGTCCGGATCAATGCGTTGAAGAACGAGCGGCTCCGGCAGATATGCCTGACGCGGCGCGAGGAGAAGCTCGGTATGCGTTCCGTTCTCGTCAAGAATGAAGCTGATCTCGGTGATGAGTAAAAGCGTCTTCTCCGGGATCTTGAGCAGCGGCATCGTCACCGGAACCTGATAGTTCAGATACCATGGCGAGCCGCTCGAATCGGTCCAGCTGTCCACCAGCACGCGCACCTGTCGCGACATGCCATACGCACGCGCGATCTGCCAGTCGACACGCCGTTCGAGATACGTTCGATCTGACGAAGGCTGCTCGGACACGATGAACCTCGGGCGATACCGCTTAACGCCCGGGTCGTACGCCGTATATTCGGGCAGCAGGTTCACGCCGATGTCGGTCGCATTGTTGTAGTTCGTGAGCACGCCCGAGACGCTCGAAAAGCGCCCGAGCGAACTCTTTACGGACACCGCCGATTCGACGTTCTTCCCGATTTCGAGACCGGTGGATCCGAGCGCGTCGCCGGCCAGCGCAAGACACAGGGAGCCGTCTTCCAGCTCGAATGCGAGGACGCCGCTGTACCGACAGCAACGCTCAATGATCTCCCACGGCGTCTCTGTGATCGAGATCAACTGAAAAGGTATCGTGGGCAACTCGTCGATAACCGCCTTCAGGCTTGCTGAAACCACCACATCGATCTCGAAGTTTTTCAGAAGCGACTGGCATACAGCATCGATTCGGCTATTCGCCAGAATGCGATCGACCGGCGCACTACAATCGATCAGATCCTGGCATTTGCCGCGACCCGTCGCGCGGACTAGATGCTCGTGCGGCGTGATGATGTACTCGACAGAATCGACATACCCCGTCAGCAACAGATTTTCCGCGTCGATCGCGATCTGAATTGGCGCGCCGCCGATCAGCGAAGCCTCGTCGACCTCGTCTGGAAAGCGCTCGCTCATCTCCAGCACGAACGAGCCTGTGCAACTTTCGATCGAACGCGTGATGCGCGCGCCTTTCCATCCGGTGATCGAGATCTTCGATTCCGGCAGCGTCACAACGAGCGAATTCATCAGTACGTTGCCCCAAGCGCGAATTGACTGGTTGAGCCGGTCGAGCCTCGCTCCACCGTCGATTTCACGTTAGGCGTGCCCGAGACTTCAGCGCGCGAACCCTTCGGCAGGTTGCCGAGTTCGACTTTCACGCGTAGTTCACCGTCCGAGCGCGCCGGCGCTGCGTCCTGTTGCGAAGCGTCTGCCCCTTGTCCACTCGAATAGAGGCCAGCGATGCGATTCGCAGTCGCAGCGCGCGCTGCGGCTTCTGGGGCTGCGGCGGCAGGCCGCTCGTACAGCCGCGAAACGACATCGGCCGCTTGACCAGGCGTGCGCGCCATTTCCAACTCTGCACCCGCCCTCTGCTCACCGCCGCGCCGCAGTTCGTAATCGACAAACCCGAGCTGTTGCTCGAGCGTCGAATTGCCGATCCAGTTGCCCGCCCACTGCTGAAACGCGGCCTGGCGGTCGGGATGCCACTGCGCGATGCCGTACGCCTTGCCGTTATCGCCGCTCGCCGCCGGGTCGATGCCGCTCTCGTGCTGCAGGTTCGAGACGATCCCAATTGCCTGCGCGCGCGACCAACCGCGCGACTCGAAGAACGAGACGGCGGCCGGGACGTTGGCGTTCGGCTCGGCGCCGACCTGGGCGTTCGTGCGCGCACCGTTCCCGCGCAGGTAGTTGCCGAACTTCTCAAGTCCATCGATTGCGCGGTCCCCGAGGTTCGCTGCGGGCGGAGCGTCCGGCGCCGAAGCGGGAACGTAGCTGCTGCCGTTCCAGCGCGTCGGCACATAATCTTGCCCGTTCATGCGCGCGATGACCCGCTCGACACCTTCCAGAAAGGTCGTCAGCGCCGGAGCAAGTCCGCCGAGTATCGTCTGCTTCGTCTTGTCGAACTGCGCGTCGAGCCTCGCCATCGCCTCGGCGTAGTCGTTCGCGTGGCGAATATCGTCCTCGCTCGGGGCGAGCGCGACGCCGCGCGCGTAACGGTCGCGCACGCCATGGGCTCCCTTGTTCAGCAGATCTTCCAAGCCGCCAGCGTCGAGCGCCTCAAATAGACGATGGCGCGCGAGCGGGCCGTTCCGGCTGTTCACGCTCTCGCCGGCCGCAGCGATCTGCTCGAGCAGGCGCTCGGAACTGAACTGGCCGCGCACGTCGAGGCCGTTGATCCCGTACGCCTGATAGATCATCCGCTTCTGCGGATCGCGCCCCTGCGTCGACTCGTAATACCCACGAGTCACACCTTCCACTGACGACGTCGCCTGTTCGGCACTCAGACCGACCGACTTCGCCGCGTTCTGGATGCCGAATAGTTCCTTTGCGTCGACGCCGAGGGTCAGCGATTTGTTGCTGACGCTGCGGACAGTATTCGCCCATGCCGATTCAATCGAAAGAATCTTCGACGTGACGAGCGCTGCCGCGCCCACGACGCCCGCGAGCAACGCGCCGCTGAGCGCGCTCGCGCGCGTCGCGCCGGTCACGAAGCTTTGCACTGCCGTCATGCGCTGCGAAGAGCGGGTCGTGCGCATCATCGCCTGATCGATGGCACGAAGGTTCCGGTTCGCCGAAGCGAAGCCTGAGCCCGTCCTGTCGAGCGCGGAAATTACGATCGTCAGGTTGTTTGCCATGGATCAGCTTGCCAGTGCCTTAAAGCTAGTCGGGAAAAATGCGGGATGAACCGGATCTGCTTGCGAAACGAGTTCGTCCGCTCGCGATGCATCGCGATAGATGCGGTTCGCCAGCGTCAGAGACGGCAGCGGCGTCGCGAACGCGAAGGTCCGCATCGCCGGCAAGCTCGCGCCGCGCTGATTCAAATCTGATACAACGGCTTGCCGGAGCGATCGCAGAGCCTCATAGGTCTCATCGTCGCCTTGATCGCCCGATACGGTCATCTCGGAGTCGATCAGATCGAGAATCTGACCGCGCACGCGCGCCGCATCATCGCTCGACATGGGCTCGTAATTCGATGCCGCGACTGCGATCGAAGCGATGGTCGCGCGCCGGAACAGATCCGAGCAGGCTGACTGCATCGTCGCCATCGCAGTGCCGATCGTCGACGCCGTAGTCGCACCGCTCGGTTCATAACCAGCCAACGACGTGAGCAAGCGCATTGAATCCGCGGGATCCGGCGTCGCCGCCAGCATCGCGCTGGTAACGCCCTGCACCGCCGCGGTGAACTCGTCGATCGTTGACGCGTCGAGATTGCGCGCCGCCGCGTCGAGAGTTGCCGAAGCGGTATCGAGATTCGCGCGCGCGAGGGTCGCCGCCTGTGTGAGGCTTTCGACGGTTGCGCCGCTCGTGTCGACCGACGAACTCGGAAACTTGCTGAACGTCGGCACCGTCGCGCTGCCAGCAAATCGGCCGAAGTCACCCGGTAGATTCGTCAGAAGCTTGAAGAGGTTCCGTGCGTCACCAACAAAATTCTTCGCCGCCGTGTACCAGCCGACGGCCGTGCTAACCGCCGATCCGAGCACCGCTGCACCGTACGCGATCGCTGTGAGCGCCGTCCGGGCGAAATTGAGAGCAGCCGCGATGTTCAAGCCGCTCGCTGCGCTTTCGACAAGGCTGCCGCCCGCCACCGAGGTCGCCGGGAAGACACGAGGGCCGCCTTCGATAAATTCGAACTCGAACTCGAAGTATCGGCCCTTCTCCCACCGCTCGATCCAGCGGCTATCCATCAGGCTGACGTCTCGCCGACCATACGTCGGATGCACGAGCGAGCCCGCGCCTTCCTTCTCGCAGGCTGCAATCAGCATGTCGCGCTGAGCGATGACGTCGTCGCCAACGACGAACCCGAAGACGCGAAAGCGACGCGTCCCGCGCCCAAGATCCTCGACCCACGGCGTGTCGCGCAGAGGGTATTCGTGCAGCTCGTTCCGGCGACCGAAGCCGCCTTCGCCGCCGAGCGATACGAACGGCACGCCGCGGAATGAAGCGGGCCGCAACTGATCGAAGTACGATCCCGCCGAGCCGCCAAGTCGCGCGGCCAGCGAGCTCGCCAGATTGGAGATGCCCGAGGTGGTGCCGAGCACTGCGCCTGCGCCGCCTCCAATGTTCATGCCTTTGCTCCAATCTGTTGTTTCATGCGTTTGGCTTGATCTAGCCAGCGCAAGGTCTCGGAAAACGTCATGCCGTCGGCGTCGTTCGGGCCCCAGCGCATGAAATGCGTCAGCTCGGCGAGAACGTCATCCCAGCCTTCCGGCATGGCCGTGACGGCGGCAATCAGTCGTCCGAGTCCGCTGTCCGCCGAAGCTGAAAACCGTTGAAGTACGCGCACGCGGCCATGAAGTCACGCGCGGTCAGCGCGCGCACAGCGTTCTTCGGCACCTTCGACACGATACTGATCAGCGCAATGCTCGACGCGAACGTGCCGCCGGCGACCGACGCTTTGCGCTTCTGCTGATTCGTCGGCTCGCTCAGTTCGAGAGAAGCGACATTCAGCGGACTTTCGTCAGCCGTGAGCTTCACCGGCGATTGGAGAACGAGCTCGAACTCGTCAGCGCTCGCCTTCATGCCGCTGATCGCTTCCTTGCCGAATGAACCGATGAAATCGGCCGCCTCGTCGATCTGGCTCGTGTACATCTGATCGATCACGTCGACCGGTACGCCGCTGAGCAGCGCGATAAGGGCAATCTGGAGGCCGTAGACACCGGCCGCGTTTTCCGCCTTCTCATACTCGCCTGCGGTCGGCTCGCGCAGCGTGATCGAGTCGACCGTCTTCGCCTGATCGCCCTTGCCGTAGCTCAGCGCCTTGCGCAACTGGATGGTTTTTGTGTCGCTCATCGATTACTGCTCCGTGACCGAGCCCTGCAGGCCTTCCCACTTGACCGTGAACTTTGCTTCGGTCGTGTCAACTTCCTGCGCTTCGACCGTCCACATGTTGCGGCCGATGATCGTCTTGCCGTTCGCAAGCTCGAGAACGACCGTATTGCTGCGCATCGCGTTGATCGCAGCGAGACTGACGCCGCCCGAGTCACGAATCGACGCCGAGATCGAGGGTGCCTTCGGCTTCTCGCTGAAGCCGTGAATGGTGTCCTGGCCGCCGAGCGACTCGCGCATCACAGCGCCGACGTCGTACCGCAACTCACCTTCGAGCTGGTAGTTGACGCCGTCGATCGTGATATACGCGGTGCCGGCGATGAAATTCGTGTTGTTCGCCATCGTTGGCTTCTCCACAAAAGAAAAAGCCGCCCGATCGTGGGCGGCTCACAGCGTTGGCGAACTGCTTACGTCTGGCTGGTGGACAGACGGAACTGCGCGAGCAGCGCGAAGATCCGCAGCTGATTGATCAGCGTGCCCGGCCAGAGCACGTCGACACGGTTCGGGTTCTGCGCGTTTTGCTCGACGATGATCGACTGAGCAAACTTATCGCTTCTTTGCACGTATCCCTCGTACTCCATCGCCTGATATTCAGCGATCTGGTCGGCCTTGATGATGTTCGGCGTCACGATGCCGGCGCCCGGGCCGAAGCGCGTGCCGTTCGCCGCGAGCTTCACGCGCGCATATTTCGACGTCACCAGCGTGCGCAGGCGACGCAGCACGTACGCGAGCAGGAACATCGTCTCGACTTCGAGATAGCTGTTGTCCGGTTGCCCGAACGCGTTCGTCTGATAGCTCGTGATCAGGTTCTCGATCGCGACCGTGCCGTCGTCACCAACCGTGAAGGTGGCCATGCCGTCATAGAGCAGCGTGTTGCGCTGGCTGAGGTTGAACCGCGATTGGAGCGGCGGCGCAAGCACGCCGGTCAGCGCGACGGTCTGCATCGGGACGCCCGGATCAGCGCGCACGCTCACGGCGGTCACCGCCGCGATTGCCGCCGCCCACTGCCATGCTGGCGTCGGCGAGTCGTTGAAGCCCATGATCGACTCGTGCTGGTTATTGCGCGCCGTGCCGAAAGTGGTGAGACCCGCCCACGTGCTGCGATAGGCGACAAACACGTGGCCATACACCTGCTGCTGCCAGCTCCAGCGACCGGTCGAGTCATTCAGGAACGCCTTCAGCGCGTCGAGCGACGTCGTATCGGTGAACGCGCACGCGATGAAGTCGAACGGCATGTCCTGAAGATTGCCGAGCGCCGTCGTCAGCGTCGGGTTCGTTGCGCCGCTCGCCATCGCTGTGATCGTCGCCGCGAGACCCGTCGGCAGCGCCTCGCCAGCCGTCGTGCCGATGTAGTTGAAGCGGACGTCGATGTCGTTGCCGACGAGGCCCTTATTGTCTGCCGTCAGCGTCACCGTGCTCGTCGAAGCCGTAGCCGTGACGGGCATCGACGGAATCAGATTGATCGCCGCAGCGACAGCGGTCGCAATCTGCGCGGTCGTCTGGCCTGCCGTCACCGGCACGGTGACAAGCTGCCCGGCGATATACAGCGAGATGGTGCCGTTCGCCGTCGGCGCCGAGGTGAACGCGATCGTACCGGTCGCCGCCACCGCGCCGCCGGCGTCCTGGACCGGCAGGTACCAGAGCTCGCCGAACTGATCGTTCTGACGATAGGCAGCCGTCATCAGTGCTAGCACGCTGTTCGCGCCAGCCTGGACGTTCGCGTCGCCCGTGCCCGACGAGATGAGTGGCACGTTCGGCGTCGCGATGCCGGCCGACGTCATCGGACCGATGAGCAGCGCGCGCTGGTTCGCGACCGCGGAGTTCGCGTGCGAGTTGTCGATCTCGGCGAAGAACAGCGGCGTGCGGATGTTCTGCGGGATCTGCTTGAACGGAATGGTCATTCTGCGTCACTCCCCGACTGCTTCGGTGCGGGCAGAGCCGCGTTGTCCGCGAGAACGACGTCGCCGTCATTGAGCACGCGGGTCCAGAAGATGTCGCCGTCCGGCACTTCGATGCCTTCGTCGGGCAGCAACTGCTTCGTAACCGGATGCCGCACTTTGAGGCCCGGTGCAGGTTTGACGATCATTCGTCGCTCCTATTGAGGAAATTGAACGTTGACCTCGCCTTCGGCGCGCCCGTCTGGGCCCTGCGTGCGCGGGGCCGGCGTGACAGCGTCGGGGAATGGCGGATCGGGATAGGTGCCGTTCGGATCGGCGACGTTTGTGAGGTCCGCCGTCACGTCCATCTCAAGCAACTGCGTATTGATGTCTGGATAGAACGTTTCGACGAACTCAATGCCCAGAAGGATCGATAGCCCGCCTACGTGCGTCGAGCCATCAGCGGTCACTTCCGTTTCCGTGTCGCTGAACGGGAAGTCCTGCACGATTCGGCGTAACGGGATGCTCTTGAATACCGCCGCTTCGATCTCCGCGCCAAGCGTCTCCAGCGCGAGAAGAGCGGCCGGTCCAGATGCCGCCGACACCTCCGCCTTGATCTCGAAGGCCGCGACCGTCGTGAACGCCGTCGGACCATTTCTGCCGTTCGACTGCTTGCGTTCTTTTGCCGGTCGCAACTTGATCGCGGGCAGCTTCGGCGCGGCCACGTTCCAGTCGCCTGGCGAATACACAGTCACGCCCGGGATCGTCTGCAAGATCGAGAGCAGCACGCCGCGCAATTGAGCGCGGCCGGTTTGATCAGGCATCGGTTTGCCCCGGAACGTTGAGCATGAGTCGGCCGCCGCCGTGGCCATCGAGATGGACCTCGCGCACCTGCCACTGCTCGCCCGTCTTGTTGATCATCAGCGTGTCGTATTGCTGCGGCTCGATAGGGAACTGCGAGACCTGAATCCCGACCGTTGGCTGCTGCGTGACGACCGTTGACCCGGTCACCGGATCGACGCCGAAGAACGCCTTGTCGTAAGCACCCGTGATCTGGAACGAACCACCATCGGTCGGCATATAGGTGATCGCCGTTCCGAACTGCGCCATCAGAGGACCGAGGATCTTGCCGTCGACGATGTCGTCCCAGTCCATCGCTCACTCCGCGTGGTTGATCGACACCTGGCCGCCGGTGATCTGAGCGCCTTCGAGCTTCACTTCCTCGACCTTTTCGGGAACGAGAAATCCGAGCTCACGCAGCCGGACAACTTCAGATTCCGGCAGGCGCACCTTCTGGCCTGCCGTCTTGACCACATCAACGATCTCCGGTCTTTCTTTGCTGCCCGTGAGGATGCGATCGTGAACCGTGCGATTGCGCGCGACGACAGCTTCAATGAGTTTCTCAGCCATCATTCACCTCACGCGACGGTCGCGGCCAGCGCAGCATTCACGCGGCTCGGGATGATGATCGGAGCCGATTGCATCATCAGGAAGCGCTGCGCCGGGTCGTCCTTCAACCACGTCTTCGGCGCGAACGGCAGCGATGCGTAATTGAATGCGGGATCGATGATCTGGCCGAAGGCGCGCGTGCCGTCGAGATCGGGGCCCGTCATGATGAGCGAACCGTCCGGCAGCATCGGCTGCTCGACGTTGTTGTCGTCGACGTACCAGTCGTTGTAGAGCCAGAGGTTGTAGTTGCCCCAGACGCCCTTGGCAACCGCGCCGCGCTGGATCTGCGCACCGGCGTTCACGACGTTTCCGTTCTGACCGAGCGCGGGATACAGGATCGCGCCCTTCAAGACCGGATCGAGCTTGAAGCCGTTCCACGATTTCGGCGTGAAGATGATGTCGGTTGCGACCGCGCCCGACGACTTCAGGATCTGCTGCTGCCACGTTTCGATATTGCCGGTCGGATTGGCCGTGCCTGCAGTGATGTTCGCAGCCGTCCATTGCGCGCCGCCCGTCAGAGCGATCGTCAGCGAGCCGTCGCGGCCGAAGTCGATCACGGTCGTCGGGAAGCCTTCGCCGGAAACCGTGAGCGTGCCGGTTACCAGCACCTGCGCCGCCATCCACTCCATGCGACGCGTGAGCATATCGATCTGATCGTTGAGCTCGAACTCGAGGTTCATCTGCTCACGAACTTCGGGCGACAACTCGCCGCCGATGCGCTCGCCGATCATTCGACGGACGGGCTTGCGCAAGTCCGGTGCGCGCTTGTCCTTGATATAAGGCGGCTTGAAGGTGTTCGTCTGGTAGCGACGGCTCTCGACGAGCTTGCCTTCGACCAGCGGCGAGCAGAACGGCGACATCCGGCGCTTGCCGACGTCGACGTCGATCGAGACGTACTCGCTGTCGGCCGAGACCATGTTCCGGAAGAAGCGATCGAGCAGCCAGCTCTGCGCCATCTTCAGGTTCTGCACGACCCCGATCAGGGTGTTAGTGTCGTAAATCAGGTTTCCGGGCATTGCTCTCTCCGAGTGTGTGGCCCAAATGAAAAGGCCCCGCTCGGTGGCGGGGCCTTCACATCAGTTCAGTTGAGGGTTTAGCTCGGGTCAGCAGCCGAGACCGAGGACTTGAGGTGGATGCCGAGCGGGCGCAGCGCGTCCTGAGCGGCCGTCGACGTGATGCCCGTGCCGAGCGTGACCGCGTTGACGTTGAACTCGCCTTCGAGATACACGCCAGCGACCACATCACCAGCACTACCGTCGGCGTAATCGGCAAGAATAGCCGTCGGCGTCTGGCTGCCGTCGGACGAAGCCGACAGCGCGACCGTGTACTTGCCGCTCGCCGTGATCTTGCCGAGCACCGTGCCGCGCACGAACGGGCCGCCCGTGATTGTGACGTTGCGGGTGACGAGTTGCTTCGGGCCCGCGATCAGCTGATCGGGAACGAAGGTCTGTGCGGATGCCGACGGGACCTGGGGATTCTCCCCGACCGTGGTAGGAGTCAAAGCCATCTGAGTTTCTCCGGGTTTGGGGAGGGGTTACTGTTCACCGCGGCGCAGCTTGCCTGCCGCAACAATTCGTTCTGCAAGCGTCGGTTCGGCGGGAGCGCCTCCCGACGCGCCGGGATTCGCCGGTCGCGCGTGAGCCATTCGCTCATCGAGCGATCTGCGTTGCGACGCAGCCGGTGCGGCCGCTGCCGGGGCATTCGCCTGCGCGCCGGAGCCGAGGATCGCGAGCGCGTCCGCCGACGACAGCTTCGTGTTGAAAGCGAACTTCGCAGCTTGCTCGACGTTGCCGGTCGCGATGCCGTGCGCCATGATTCGCGCGCAGCGTGCGCGCTCGGTCGCGCGAGCGGCCTTCTTGGAGTCGTCGGTTTCGTCGTCGCCGTCTTCTGCCTCGGTGTCGTCACCGTCGACGTCGTCCGCCTTCGCCTTCTTGGCCTCTTCTTCCTTGCGCTTTTCTTCTTCGGCCTTTTCCTTGTCGTCGAGCTCTTCCATGCGCTTCGCATAGTCCTCGTCGGACTCGTCCTCACGCTGCTTGCGCTCGTCGTCTTCTTGTTCGGCGCGCGCAGCGCCGGCACGGCTCAGCAGGTGGGCAAACGGCGCCACGCCCGCAAGGGTCTTTTTCAAACTCATTGCATACCTCGTGAGAGTGTTGTTAGGCCAGCTCGGCTAGCAAGGCCAGGAGCGCCGCATCTGGCGCCATCACTGCGTCTGCAAGCCCTCGGCTGACGCCGTTTTCGCCCATGAAGCAGGCGGCCTGCATCTCGCGCACCGCATCGGCAGCGAGATTCCGGTTACGGGCGACCGTGTTGACGAACAGTTCGCCCATGGTGTTGATGTCGGCCTGCGCGGCTTCGAAGGCTTCCTTCGAGAGCGGAATTTCCGGATGGAAGTCCGCTTTGCGATCGCCGTACGTGATAAATGTGACCTGATAGCCAGACGCCGTGAGGGCCTTCGACCAGTCGACGTGCATCGTGATCACGCCGATCGAACCGACGCCGCCGGTGCGCGGGACGATGATCTTGTCGGTCGCGCTCGCGAGCGCATACGCCGCCGAGTACGCCGACTCGGAGAGGATCGACCACATCGGTTTGTCGCCGCGCAAGGCATACACGGTATCGGCAAGGTCGAAGCAGCCTGCAACCTCACCGCCCGGCGAATCGATGTCGAACACGATCGCGCGCACTCCCGGATCTGCATGAGCGGACAAGATGCTCTGCCGAAGCCCGTCGTATCCGGTCATCCCGGAGTAAGGCCGCAGCGACCGAAGCTTTTGGACGAGCGTCCCTCGCACGGTAATCATCGCGATGCCGGTGTCGGCAATCATGTCGTAGCCGGGATCGACAACGCGGCCGGCTCGAGTGTCGGACTCGTATTCTTCGTCCCACGCGCCGAACGCCATGGGGCTGATGGTCGATCCATCGAGACGCCCAATGTGCGAGATGCCAAGCCGGTCGGCAAGAGAAGCCATAACGACTTCGGCCTTCTCTCGCTTGATCGCCAGCGGCGTGTTGAACATCCGCTGGCTCAGAAACGCCAATTGGCCGTGCATAGCCTCTCCAATGTCATTGCGCCTTCGGCTCCTGTGTCACCTCGTCCGCCGTCGCGTCTTCTTTCAGCGTCGATGGAAGTGGAATGCCCCGATCCTTGATGTACTGAATCTCGACCGCGCGCTGATCGATGTTGTCGCGCCAATCGTTGCCCGAGAGCTGCGCCGATTCGTCTTCGAGCGTCGACAGACCGGACTCGATACCGAGCGCCGCGCCCTGACGTTCCTTCATCGGATCAACGTAGCCGCGGCCGGGACCGATCCACCATGCACGGGTATATGCCGCGCGCGCCATCGCGAACTCGGGCGCTCCCGCCGGAAGCGGAAGCTCGCCGATGTCCATCATTTCCTCGACCATCGCGCACAGAATCGGTTGCCCGAATCCGCGACCGAAGTCGCTGCGACGCCGATCGAACGTCTTCCATGCCTCAAGCGCCGCAGCGCGGTACGACGAATAGTTGACGTCCGCCCAGTTCTGCGTGATTTGTTGTGCAGACATGCCGGTGCCTGCAGCCACGTTACGCAGCATGGCGTTCTCGAACTCGGCGAAATTGCCCGCGGGCCGCGTGGCCGACACCGTATTGATCTGCTCGCCGGGAAACAGGATTGGTAACCGAGCGCCGCCGAGACGAAGATCCGTCTTGTCGTGAAAATCTGCTCGCGCGTCCTGATACCCGTTGTATGCCTCGGCGTCTTCGCCGTCGCCAAGCGCCTCGGTCACGAGTTGCTTGTCGAACGGGCTCGTGACGTACGCGCCGAAGATCGCGTTGATGATCGCTGCGTCGAGCTCGGTGCCGTCGTACTTGATCAGCATCTTGAGCCGCTGTAGCACAGGCGTCAGGATGCCCGCGCCGCCGCGATGCTGCGACGCGCGGTCGAAGTCGTAATCATGGACGACGATCGGACGGCCCCAGTCTGTCTCGGCGGCGATCCGTTCCCACGTCACCTGCTTCCCGCCGCTGAACCAGTCGCCTTGATGCGCCTTGCGGATGTGATACGCAACGGGCGCGCCGTATTCGTCCACCTCGACGCCGCCGCGCATCGTCTGGCGGTCGAAATTCTGTTGCGGGTTCGACAGTCGATCGGGGTCAATCAGTTGCAGCACGGTCGCGTAGCGCGCGCCGCGCGGCAGGCGCTCGGGCATCCACTGCAGGATGGCAAGCGCATCGCCGTCGACAATTTTGTGGCGGAACGCGAGGCGCATCATCTGCGGAATCGTCAGCTTGCGCTGCGCATCGCAGAAGTGCGCGGGATCTTCCGACCACGTGCGCCACCCGGCCTCCAGTGCGCGCCCGAATTCGTCCGCCCACATGTGATCGAATTTCTTATTTCCGGTCATCGCAGCGAGCGCACGATGGTCCGGCTTCGAGATCGGGCGGAAGTCTGCGCCGATGACGTTATCGAGCGTGCGCGTGACCGCCGCACTCGCCCAACCATCGTTGCGCACCAGGTCGCGCACGCGCGAGACGATGCGATCGCGATACGGGTTGAGCTCACCATCCGGCGACCAAAGCACCGGGTTCCAGTCGCGCATGTGCTGGGTGGACATGTCCGCCGCATCGAATGCGCTGGTGCTGCCGTACCCGCTGTAACTGCCGTTCAGCGCGAGCGCACGGCTCTTGCGCTCCGGCAGCGGCTTCCCGTCCGGACCAAGTAGCTGTACGTTCGATTCCATGCGTTATCGCCGTGTGAAGGTGATTCGGTTTGCTCTGCGGGGCGACGCTACGATGCCGAGCTGCGCCTGCATCAGTTGGATCGCCGCGGCCAGTTCCGCGAGATTCGCGCGGGTGTACGTGACCGATCTCGTGCCGTCGCCCTGCGTGTACGAGTAAGACTCGCCCTGCGCGCCCGTCGACAACTGGAGGTAGATCTGCTGCGCATTGGCGAGCGATTGCCGCAGCGCCGTCTGATCCATGCCAGCCAGCAAGCTACGGCTCGGGTCGAAGCATCGCAAAGTGGTTCTCCTATGCTTCAGCCGGCGAGCCGCCGAATCCGAGAGCGTTTCTCAGGCTGCGCCTGTTTGATGATCGGGCCGTCCGGGCGCACCGGTCGCGACGCGCTCACGACATCGAGCTCGACCTCCTGCCGCGTCTCCGGAGCAGGCGGCACGAGATCGGTCGGATCCGCCTGCACCGCTTCGACGCGCCGGTTCAACTTCAGGCCCATATGCATGAGGCCGCACAGCGCCGCGTAGCCGTACACCCGGATGTCTAGGGCTTCGTTCGCGCGGCCGGGCGGCAGTTCCCACACACGGAACTTCTGCCCGTTGGCGAACTTCGTCACCGAGCGCTCCGAGATGAGCTGCGCGAAGTAGTTGATGTCGCGGTCCGTCGGGAAGTGCATGTAGCCGGCGGGGTACGTCAGCACACCGTCGTTGTCTTCCGGATCGCGGCGCAACCGCTCGCGTATCACGTCTTTCGCCGCGTTCACGCCGATGATCACCGGCCGGAACGTCGATTTCGTTCGTGACGACGGGCGCTTCGTCGGCCAGACAGGTGAGCGCGCGCCGCCGCGCGCCGACTCGCCCTTGATCGCCCAGATGCGGCGGCCGAGCCGCGCTTTCGCGAACTCGTACACCTTCTGCGTATGGTGACCGCCGGAGTCGATACACGCGGCGGAGACTGCGAAGCCTCGACCATCCGCGCGCCGCCAGACCCGCTTCAGGTACTCGTCGACGCGTTTCCATAGTTCCGCGCCCTCGGGGTCGCCCTCGATGACCGCGTGATCTATCGACCAGCTTTCCTCGTTGTGCCCCCAGCCAATCGTCTCCAACTCGACGCGATCGTCCTGGACGTCACCGCCGACCGTGATAAGACCGACGCCGTCCGGCACTTCTGCGTCCCAGACTTCCGTCCGGGCAGCCAGCCGCGTCTCGCTCAGAGCGCGATCGCCGCGATCCTCATACGGCTCGCCGAGCACGAGGTTGATGAACGTCTGCCGCGCGAGCGGGTCATCCTTCACCCGGAGCCATTCGTCAACGAGGTTCGACCAGCAGGCGTTCGGGAAGAGGCTGTATCCGGCCCAGATATGGAAACCGGCATGCCCCTTGAATGGCTTCGTCGAGCGCCACTCGCCGCCCGCCACCATGTCGGCCTTGTCGACCTCGTGGATGATGCAGCCGTTGTGCCGGCAGACGTAGTAGACGCTGTCCGGATTGCCCTTGCCGTGCTCGTCCTTGTCCCACTTCATGCCGTACGGCGTTTCGGGACTGCCCCATTCGAGCACTTGCCGCTCGCCGCAGTGCGGACATGCGACGAAGAAGTAGCGCTGATCGCTCTCGCTGAAACTCTTCTCGATCCGGCTATAGCCTTTCACGGTCGGCGTGGAGCCGAGGACGATCTTGCGATTCCAGAATGTCTCGGACCGCTTCGTGCCGAGCGCGATCTGATCGCCTTCGTTGCCCGCGCCGTCGACCGGATAGGCATCGACCTCGTCGAACATGACGACGCGCGACGTAATCCGCCGAAAGCCCGCCGGGCTGTTCGCGCCGACGAGCGTCAGGCTAGAGCCGTTGCGAAACGTCTTCGCGAGGATCGTCTGATCGCTGTTCTTCGCCTTCTGATCGCCCGCGATCGCCGCCAGTACAGGCGTGTCGCGCAGCATCGGCGCGATTTCCGTCTTCGAATAGCTCTCCGCATCCTCAACACGGGGCTGCACGACGAGAATCGGCGAAGGGTCCTGGTGGATGAAGAAGCCGACAGCGTGATCCATCAGCTTCGTGTAGCCGACGCGAGCCGACTTCATAACGCTGATCTTCTCGATGCTCGGGTCGGTTACTGCATCCAGCATGCCCCTCTGATAGCCGAACGCCCGGAAGCGGCCGGTTTGAGCACTCGTCTCGCGCGACAGCACCGCATAGCGCTCGGCCCATTCGCTCAGCGTAAGCTTCGGCGGCGGCGTCAGGTTCTGACGAAGTGCGGCCGCGAGGCCCGCGCGCAACGCTACGTAGCCGCGTGCGTACCGCCTGGTGCTATTTAGGGTTGCCTGCTCCATCGCGAGTGAGTTCTTCGAGTGCTTCTGTGATGACCTCCTGCAACATGTCCTGCAGTTCAGCAGGCGTCTTGCACCGATGGAGACGCGGAGCCTGTTCCGCGGGAATCGACAGCAGGCGGGTTCGGACCTTGGCGTATTCGGTGCCGACGGCTTTCGCCACTTCGGCGACGTCGATCACCAGACCGGAATCGCGGTCGTATTCGAGCTGAGCCTTCAGCCCTAGATAGTTCTCTTTGAAACAGCGCGCCGCGTCAAAGTCGAGCAGCTCTACGTTGCCCGACAAGATGCGGTCTGCGGCATCCGCCGCGCTCTCGCGCTCGCCGAGCGTTACCTCGCTCGCCGCCTGGGTAACGGTTTTGCGCTTGTTACCTGCGGGCGCTTGGGTAACAGGTGGGGTAACAGCCGGCGTGCCGTCGCGGCGGTATCTTTTCAGCAACGCGTTCGACGCCTCGACGTCGACCTCATCGCCCGCAAACACAAGCCAGCCGCGCTCTTTCCACTTCGTGACCGTCTTTCGGCTCACGTTGTGAAGTGCCGCGAACTCGCTCTGGTTCATAGCCCGCCGGTGTTACCCAATTTTGAAATTTTCATGCCTAGAAAAAGATCGCACGCGCGCAGTGCCCGCGAAGCAGAAGGGCGGAGAGGGACCCGGTTGTAAACCATACCTTTGACCCCTCCCAAACCCGCCCGCCCCACCCTCCAGACGCGCATCTTTTACAACCATCGCGCGCGCCGTCCCGGGTCAGTAGTCGCCGTTCCTCAGCATCACGATGCCGGGCACGTCCGAGTTGATCGCGTCGTCTTCACTGATCTGTGCATCACCAGGCAGCCCGACGGCCTGCAACGCCACGTTGAGAAGATGCTCAGCGGCAGACGCGCATTCAGCGACGATGACCGCGGCGACACCCACCGGATAGAAGCCAGTGAAGTTCGTGCACTTGTAGATCCTCATCGTCGATCACCGTGCCGTCGCGAGCGCCTTTGCAAACGCCGCAGCAAACTCGGCGCGATATGTGGATGCGACCACCTCGCGGCCGCGCTTGCCAAAGTCGAGATGCTGCTTGACCGGCTGCGCATCGCCGAAGCGGATCAGCAATCGCAGATGACTTGTCTTGTTCGCGCCGCGCATCGCGACGCCGCGCTTGCCGCTGCGCTTGATCGCCTTCACGTCGGTCGGGCGCTGCCACACGCCACCGATCGATTCGCCGCTCGCCGTTTTGATCGTGCCGACGAAAATGTCCGGTCGCCCCTCCAGACGCTTCAGCGCGGTGCGACTGAAGTTGCCGTACTGGTTGAGCAGCGCCATGTCCTTCGGATTCAGCCACGTCTTGCCCGCGCCGATGAGCTTGTGCGTTCCGCCAAACTCGTATGGCGCGAGATAAGCGGCCGCGATGTCCTTCACGAACACCTGCGCTTCCTGCGTGTTCTTCTTCGCGGCCTTCACGCCGATCGAGTTGACCGTGAAAGGCGTGGGGCGATCGAACACTTGAGGGAGGGCCGCTTTCTCGGCGGCCTGAACGCGTTTAGCGACTGCCGTCAGCGCCTGTGCAGACGCGAACGGCAGTTGCTTGCGTTCGAAATCGTTGAGCCTCCGCGTCAGCGCGTCGAGATCCGACTGAACGCTGATGCGGATTGGGCTCTGCATTACTCGCCGTCCTTGATGGTCGGGTGATTCTTGAGATCGGCCAGACGCTGAATTAGGCGCTGGTATTCGTGCACGGCGCTATTGCCGATCATCCGCACCAGCGCTTCGATTTCGCCGATGATGGTCAGCGGATGCTCATCCGAGCCATTCTGGGAAGCAGAAAGCGCCGCGTCGGACTCCCCCGCTTCAGCACCGCCAGCCTCCGCATCAGTGGCGCCACCAGCGTCCAAAGGGACGGCATCCGACGACACGCTTGCAGGCGCTTGCGCATCGAGGTTCGGCGCGGCGGGCGTCGGACTGAGATCCGCCGCGCCCGCGCCGCCCGGATCGGCTTGAGCGTCGGTGACAACCGGCTCAGGTGCTTCGACGTCAGAAGCCGCAGCTCCAGTCACTTGCGTACCAGATGCGTCCGCATTCACAGCGGAATCGGTCGATTGGTTGCTCGAAGACGTGCCAGCGCTCCCAGACGTTGCGATAACGCCCGTAGCGCCCGTCGCGTTTCCCTGCTCACCTGCCATATCCGAGCCGGTCGCAGACGCAGCCGGGTCCTGAGCACCCTGGGCATCGCCATCCGTCTGGGTTGGCGACGAGGTTTGCTCCCCCAAGTTGGCGCTCGGGTCAACGCCCGCTCCGTTCGCGATCAGATCGGGGATCTCGTCGCGCGTGATCTCGCGGATCGGCGCGACAGCAGCTTCGTCGTTGTCGAAGATGATGTTCGTTTCAGGGTTGAACTTGAGCATTGCAGGCTCCTAAAAAGAAGCGCCCCGGCGCGCGGCCGGGGCGTCTGAAAGGGCGTGGGTGCCCCTGAGGAGATTCGGGACGCGGTCAGTGCGTCGGCAAGTAGCTGTGCAGCTCGATGAACTGCTGTTCGATGTGCGCGCGAGCTTCAGAAGAAAGGAAACGGAAGTTGCCGATGAACGATTCGAGCTTATCGACAAGAGCATTCGCTTCAACGCCGCGGCTCAGAGTCGGCTCGGCGCTACTGGATTCAGCGGACATGAGAAAATGCAACTCCTCACAAACAGGTGAAAGGCAATGGCTTCTTACCCGCGACAGTCCGACTCAGCTCAGGCGCAATTCGAAGAACTGCTGAAGCGCTCCGACTTCTTCCATAGCGCGCTGACGAGTCAGCGCAATGCTATCGCCGACCTCATGGCCACCTTCATGGCTTTGCTCGTGGAATCGTCAGTTGTCGATCCTGCCGCGTTGGTCGCAAAGCTCAAGCTTCTGGAATCCGACACGGGACACCCGAGCGATGACTCGACTCGCCGCTATCTAATCTCGCAGATTCGCGAGAAAATACAAATCGCGTAAAGCAAAAAGCCCGCTGTCTTTCGATTAGCGGGCTTAGCATATTTTGGGGTCGAGGCCCCTACCCCGAAAGATACAGATACGGGGTCAGCTTGGCAAGCTGTTTTTTAGGCGACGGCAACGATCTTGAACGCGCCACATAAGAAAAGCCCGATCGACAAGGCCGCCAGCGCCCAGCTCACCGCGACTAGGAGCTTCGCTCTGACGCTCATCTTCGCGGGCCCGATTGGCTGAGCACCGAGCAGCATGTCCATCGTTTCCGCAATGAACCTTCTCAGAAAAAGCATCCCGGTCAGATAAATCGCCAACATCGTCACCAGCGCTACGATCAGCCCGAAGACGAACAAATGCGCAGCCTGGAGTGTTAATGCGTGAGCAGCCGAGTCCTTTTCCACGACTTGAGCCAAAGCCGCGGCGCCCGCCAATCCTCCGCCGTTAAAAACTGCGAGGTGCTTGATGACTTCGAATCCCAGCTCGAGAACACCATTCATGACCGAGTCAGTAATCGAGGAAAAGCGCTCTTTGACCAGTGCCTGAGCCGGCTCTGTCAGATCGCTGATGTAATGTTGTTTCTCACCTGCCTTCGGGACCAGCAATCGCATATCAACTCCTCTTGTTTGTATATTTCGGCCTCGGTCATGCTCGGCAACGCGTCACTCGTACCCGATCACTTCTGTCCGTACGATGGGCTTCTTCTCTACAGCGGTCCAGCCGCGCCCGTTGCATATCTCGCAAGACATATATCGATCCAGCTTGCGCTCATGCACCTCGCAACGATGCGCACCCCAACCATCTACGCTGCTCGGCTCAGGCCCGCGATGGACGACGTTGAAGTAGAGCGGCTTCGTTCGGTCCTCGCCATACCCACAGCATTTCGGGCACTTGTGCGTCAGCCCATTGAGGCGCGCTTCGTGCTCGCGGCATTCATAGGCCGTATCGAAGCAGACGCCGTCTTCCGCCTCGTATTGCGTGAACGTCCTCATCGCCTTCTCCCAATCATCGTTCTAACTGCGTCGTCGAGCGAACGGCGCATGCGCTCAGCCATGACGCGCTGCGCCCAATCGGCGCCCGCAGTCACGCCTGGAATTGGCACAGGCCCGCGCATCGTGCGCGCTGCAGCGTCCGCGATCATAGTCGAAAGACCGAACAACTCGCCATCTACATATAGCCAAACGCCACCCACCCTGAAGACACCTTTGCCGCCGCCGGTTCCCCTCTGCGTGTACGGTGTGACACTTCGAATGGTCGCAGTCATGCCACCACCTCGACGCGGATCAGATGCCGCGCGACGAACATCGGGAAGAGCCGCTCCTTGGCCGCCTGATAAGTTGCATGCTGATCGCCCGCGCGGCCGCTGCTCCACACTTGATAGCCGCCTTCCTTGTTGCGCATGCTGGTGCTGACCGCGGCGCGCTGCTCCGGCGGCAGCGCATCGACGCACAGCTGCACCTGCTCGGACTGCTGGTCGTCCGCCCATTGGTACGCGTCCTCGGCGTCCTCTTCGGCGTTCGCGGGCGTCTCGTAGCCGCGGCAGGTGCGATCCTCCGGGCGATAGAAGTGCGCGAGCGTTTCGCGGTGCGACTGCCGAATCTGCCAGCGATACCACTCCAGCAGCATTTCCTCGATCTGTTCGCTCTGATCGCGCGTCATGAAAACTCCCTCGTTGTATTTTCTGCATCGCCGCATCTCATAGACGCTCAGCGATGCTTTCTGGAATGCCTTGTTGCAGATGAACTTGGTGGTGCCGCCCCAACGCGATCGGATCAGCTCGGCGCATCCGAGGCACGTTCCGGACTGGCGCTCCTCGAGCACGATGGCCGGGTCTCGAAAGTCGCCGCGCCTCACGTCACCACCTGAAACGAGATGCTCCACTTCATGAACCAGCCAACCAGCGAGTTGCGGATCTCCGGCGCGCGCGGGAACGGAAACTCGATCTCCTGCGCGCCGCCCTCCTCGTCGTGGATCACGCCGGTGAGCGGGCAGTCGTCGAAGGCGATGAGCATTTCCTTCGTCTCGTCGTGCACGCGCTGGCGACTCGACGCGATCACGCTGTTGGGCACGTCCGAATAGCTGATGTATGCGTGCGCGCTCATTGCATCCACTCCGTCTGAACATACGCCGCCAACCCGATGCCGCACACCGCGGCCCACACAAACACGAAGACGATCCCTTGGGCCGCAGTCGTCATTTCGTCACCTTGGAGGGTTGCGGGAGAGTCCAGTTGCGACGGCGGATGCCAAGTGCGGCGTAGAGCGGGTCGAAGTTGTCGGGCAGCGTGTTCACGTTGTTATCTCTCGTAGGTCCATCTCTTCCATGCCGCTCGCTAGGAACGGCGCCAAAGTCTTCTTGTTGTCGTCTACGTAGGCCCGGGTTCGATACACACCTGGTTCGATCCACGCATCGTCGAGAATCGGTATCCCGTCGCGCCGATCCTCGGGAATCCATGCATCAACCCAAACAAACGGCCTGTCTCTGCTCTGAATCTTCGGAAGCGCCAGCCGATACACCGTCGTTTCGAGCGTCTGCGTCAGCCGGAACCGCTCCATCGCGTACCTCTTGCCGTTGCGGCCGCGGGGCGAGCGCCACCCCGTCTCGGCCGGAATTCGAATCAAGCACCGCACCCTCTTCCTCCTTCAAACCCATCTTTGCGGCACGCACGGGCACCCAGCGCTCGTATCCGCGATCCCAAGTCGAGAACTTCACCTCGCGCGCCGCCTTGCCCTGGTCGATCCACGCATGGCACGCCCAGCAACCCGGCACCGTGAATTCGTGCTTCGCCTTGATGCCCTTACCCTTGCCGTGGCGCAGCTGATTCGAATGGCACGGCACGACGGACTCACGCCCGACGCACACGCCGAACACGCGCAGGTAGCACGGCTCGTCGCGGCACGCCGCCAGATACTTCGAGCCCTCAGCGACCGTCGGCTTCTTGACGCGCGCCTTCATCGCCGAGCGGCGCAGCGTCGTCGCGCGGTCTGCCGTCTTGAACGGCGAACGCTTCATTGGCGTCTTTCGCGCGAGCGGCGTGGAGCGCTTCACGCTGCCTCCGCTTCGTCGAGCATCTCGACAACGGCGCCTTGCGAGATAACCGGCTTGTCGCCAGCCTGGCCGACGATGTGCCGCGCCTGCATCACGCGCAGGCCCAAGCCGCGCGCGAGCGTGTGCTCGACCTGCGCGCCGCGCGACTGCTCCCAGCCGGGAAGCAGCGCGATGCCGTCGCACGTCACGAGCTCGCGGATGTCCGCGCGCATCGCAGTCAGCCAGTCGGGATTCGGGCCGACGTCGATCTCTGCCGGGTTGACGACATCAAAGCCCAGAGCGCGGAGGCGCGCCGCCTCGGCGTGGAAAGCCGGGAAGTTCAGTTCGGGATAGCCGCTCATGGGTCCAGCCAGATACACGCGCTTCATGCTGCGATCCTCCCCACGCGGCACATCGCCTGCATGGCTGAGAACAGCACGGCGATGGATTCCGACACCGCGCGAGCCTCCTGCTCGGCCTTCGAGGTGATCTCAGCCGACGACGGGAAAGTCTTCCCGGTCCATCGATAAATCGAAGGCGCGCGCCCGTTGCCTTTTTTGGCCTCCGATTTCCGCGTCTGCTCGATGTACCCCTGACGGATCAGCGTGATGAACACGTGCTTCGTCGCGTCGCGCGACCTTTCCAACTCGTCGGCGATTGCGCCGATCGTCGAATGACCGCGCCGCTTCAAAGCCTCCAGGACGATGCGCTGGTTCATCGACATCACTTTGTGCGTCTTCTTCATCGGCGCCCGCCCGCTCAGATCCTGCCGCGCATAGTTCTCACTGCATCGCATCACTTCACCTCCACGATCGTCAGCCCGCGCGCCGCCATCAGGTGGCGCTTAATGCGGTATCCCTCGGTCACCCGGCCCTTTACGTCCTCAATCACTTGTGCGCCGTCGCGCTCGTACACGAAATCGGCGACGTACCGCAGAGCCGGGCGCTTACGACCCGCGATCACCACCGCGTCGGCCAAGACGAAAGGCACCTGAAGCTCCAATTCGGTGATCTCGCCGCGCACCTGCATCTGCACCAGCTCGTGCCACCGCTTCATCTCGCGCTTGCTGTCGAACTTGATACCGCCGCTCTCGCACCTCTCGTTGCGGTATTTGGCCGGCTTCTTCGACGCAGGCACTTTCGGCGCCGTCGCGAACGGGTCGTATCCGGAGGCGATGTCGTCGAACTCGCTGGTCGGCTGTTGACCGGTGCGGCGCATCAATTCGCGGCGCGCGAAGTCGGGCCCTACCGTGCGGTCCTCGCGAACGCGCGCGGTGCCGACTTGCGTCGTTCCTTCCGGGTAATGGAGGGCGGCGGCTCGCTTCGTCATGCGGCCTCCGTATTGCCGTTCTTGTCGCGTGGGATGTCGTTGAAGTAGGCGTACAACTGCTCGTAACGCTCCTCGCTCTCGCGGCCGACCGTGCGCAGCATGTCTTCCATCCATTCGCCCGGGCCCGCCGCCTTGAACACGCGGACCTTCAGGTGCATGAACGACTCGCCGTCCTTCAGCTTCACGCCGAGTTGCGCGGCGCGCGTCTCGATGCCCGCCGACGACTTCCACCAGTCCGGCGCGATCGACTGCGCGCCGCCGGACGCCGAGGTGACGCCGTCGGGCTTCACAGCGAACAGGCCAGTCCAGCCGCGCAGCACAGCTTCCTCAACCGTGACTTCCGGCGTTTGACCAGCAGCAGCCAACTTCAGAAGCTTCTTGATCGACACACGCGCCGCGACGCGCGTCCATGGAGCGTCCTTATGCTTCGCCTCGCGGTGCTCGCACCACATCTCCCAGACATCCGCGGGGATGCTTTCAGGAAGTTCGAGTCGGCGAAGCTCGTCATGCAACGCAACTCGCGGCGCATGCCGCGCGAATTGCTGATCTACGTTCTTCTCTTTCTCTACTAAAGCAATCTTGGTGTCGAAATTTGGAGGGGCTTGAAGTGAAATTTCACCCCCTTCAACGTGGGATTTGGAGGGGCTTGAAGTGAAATCTGTAGCCCCTTGAGATTTGTAGGGGCTTGGCTTTTCGTCACCCTTAGCGCGTCGAGATTTGTAGGGGCTTGCTTTTTCACCCCTCTTCGACGCGTATTCTTCGAGCGTCGGCGGGCTCAGCGAGATCGTTTTGCCGTTGCGCGGATCAACGCTCTGAACGATCGTCGCGCCAATCGGGGCAAGCATCTGATAGATGATGATGCTTTGCGTCCGGCCGAGGCGCTTGTCCGTATCCACCAGGAAGCCAAGCTCGATCAGCTTGTTGCGTGCCCGGCGGATCGTCTGGATGTTCAGTTCGGTGTCGAGCTCAAGCTCGTCATTCGTCACCCACGTCGAATAGTCCTCTGCGGCCCAGTTCGCGTAGGTCTTCAGCAGCGTCTTTGCCGCCGAATCGCCGACGCGCTGACGCTTTGCCCATTGATATGCGTATCCGCTCACGCTGCAACCCCCACGACGCGCGACGACACCAGAGCATGCAGATCGGTGAACCGCTCGACGTACCAATGCGGCTGCGTCTCGCGCGGACTGTTCGGGTTCGTGATGTTCTTGCCGTACACCAGGCCGGCTTCCGTGATTGCCCAGAAACGCTTCGTGCCGTTCACTGCGCGAGAAGAGGTGCTTCGACGCGTGCGCTCCGCCTGCATGCCGGCATCAGCCAAAAGGCGGTTGTACGTGCGTGGCGAGATCGCAATGCCGTGCGCAATCAACAGATCGGTGAGCGGCTTGGTCTCCATCGAACTGCCCAACGTGGAGTCCGGCGCAGAATCGACGACATAGGACGGAAGGAACGTTGGCTCGATGCCGTGATTCTTGGCAATGTGAGCAAGCATCGCGACTTGGCTCGACGGCGACGGCTTCAGGAGGCGCGTGAAGCATTCTGCGATCGCCAACTCGCCGGCAAGCTTGGACGATTCGCTCGATTGGTGGACGTATGCGCCAGTCTTCCGAATGGACGGCAGCACTTCACCGACGACCCACTCTTCGAAGCGCTCGGCGGCCGCCATCTTCGAGCGCATGATGAGACGATAGACATCACGCTCCGGAATGAGCGTCATTTCTTGGACACCCCCCGGCGTAGGGATACCCCGTTTCAGGGTAGCCTTGCAATGCGTCGCAACCGCGTTTTCCGGCTTCGCATAGCCCAGCGTCAATGCGACATCGCGAGCGACAAACATCGCCTCATCATTGATGGCGATAACTCTCACTGCCGCGCCGTCGAAAATGAATGGTGTGACTTGGTTCATGGATGACCTCACAGGTCGTTGTCGTGACCGCATGGCAGAGAGCCGTCGGACGATTGGCGAGCGCCGCAGCCGATGCAGATCTTCGGCGCGGCATTCGTCGTGGTCGACTGTTCGGTCGTCATCGGACCGATGAAGAAGCGGCCCGTGTGAAGAAGATCCGCGCCGCCGAGCGAGGGCTGGAGATCGCGCGCGCTCATGTCTTCACCTTCGGAGCCTTCGCCGCCTTCGAGCAGTCGGCGTTGAAGGTGGCGAATTCGCGCGAAAGCCCGACGCGAACCGCTGCGAGTTCGCCCGGAAAGCGCTCGCCGCGCGCCGCGACGGCACAAAGCGCGTCGCGGATCTGCTTTTGTTGCGCGGCCGGCAGTTCCGGCGGCGGCTCCGGCACAAAGAGAACCGGATTCGAGTTGTTTTGCATGGGATCTCCAGCCGGGATGCCGGTCAGTAGTACTAAATCGGAACAGAAGAAGCCTGGCGTCCAAGCTGCTTGTGTATCGACTCATCCATGCAGGTGTCGGCCTCGTAGCCGACGAACTCCGTCAGTTGTCTGACGTTTTATTCCCCGCGCCGCCCAATGTGGGCCACTTCAAACGCGGCTACTTCCGGGTGCAGCGGTCCGTATGCAGAGCGCAGGACGTGATACCCGAGGTATTTCTGAGTTGAAACGCCCAGACTCGCCGCCAACGCAGCCAACTCCCCTGCTTCGGGAATCGGAAGTTCAACGAGAAGGCTGGTTTTTGCTTCGTTCATGCGCTTACTGCACTCCCAACTTGGGACGATGCGACACTGACTCCCAACAGGTTCGCTGGCAAAGTGCCAACCGTGCCAAACAAAAACAGCTTGGCGATGCGGGCAAGTGCAGCGGAATCGCTGTCGATGCCGTAGAGAGCCTTGAATGCTTGCATTCCCTCGTAGACGGGGTCTTCGAGGCGGGTCTTTACTTCGTTGCGAAATTCAGCGCGACGCGACATTGCTTCCTCCCTAAAAGAAAAACGGTTGATGAACACAAAAGACAACGAACGCGCGAGAGACCTACTTTGCGAGTCGCTGACGGGGCCTACCAAGAAAGATGTCGGGGAATTCGAGCTTGACGGCAGCCGGGATCCCTCTGTCCTTCCAGTTGTGGACGCGTTGAACTCCACCGCGCTGGTCGAAGCCCAGCCGACGAGCGAGCTTGGAGGCCCCACCGAGTTCCTCGATGAGCAGTCGGTCAGCAGTGATGTCGTTTTTCCGGTCCATGCGCTATTAAACACCACGTTTAATCAAAAAGCAAACACTATGTTGAACAACAAAGTGTTTAATTTTGAGAACATCCGGGGTATGCATGAAACCACCGCTCGCCTCTACGAGGCGGCCCGCCTGTTGCGCGGGCTCACTACGCCTACCGAAGTCGCACGCCTTCTAAATGTCGCGCCCCAGAACGTAAACAACTGGGAGCGTCGCGGCATGTCGAAAGCGGCGATGCTCGATGCGCAAGAAAAACTCGGCTGCAGCGCTGTCTGGCTGATGACAGGGGAAGGCACGATGCTCGGCGCGGCGCCAAGTCCTCCGTCCAGTGATCCGCCGAAAAGAAGCCGAACACGCCCCGAGATCGAAAAATCCGATCGATCAGAGTCTGATATTGTTTTTTCTTCAGACGACTTGGCGTCAGCCAGGTCGCCACGTAGACTGAGAGCAGCGCTTTTCGATAAAGGCTTAACTACCGCGGAGATTGCTTCTGTTGCGGGAGTCAGTGAATCCGTTGCGGGACAGTGGCTCGACGGAGAAGGCCCAGAGATCACACTAGCGCAGGGTGCCGCGCTGCAAACAGCCTACGGCGTGAATGTTGTTTGGCTTACAAAAGGGAAAGGCGAACCGGGCATCGCTGTTCGATATGTCGACGAGTATGAGCCTATTCCCATTACGAACTGGAGAGCTGTCCCCGTGGTAGGTCATGCGCAACTTGGGGATAACGGGTACTGGGCCGACCTGGAGTACCCCGTCGGTGCGGGCGACGGCTACGTCGACTTCCCGTCCCGCGATCCGAACGCCTACGCACTGAAATGCGTCGGCGATTCGATGCGCCCCAGAATCAAAGACGGCGAGTTCGTCGTGATCGAGCCTAACCAGCCGATCGAGGCCGGGGATGAGGTGCTCGTAAAGTCGAAGGCCGGTCAGGTCATGGTGAAAGAATTCTTGTATCGCCGTTCCGGCCGGGTCCACCTGCGATCGGTCAATGACGCACACAAGCCGCTCAGCTTTTCCAGCGACGAGATCGAGAAAATGCATTTCGTCCGCGCGATCTGCCGGCCTTCCTCTTGGAGGCCGGATTGAGATTCCCTGCCTTCATATTGACGGGTATTTCGTTTGCCCTAGCCAGCGGCGCAGCTGCTGCGGCCAGCGCAGCGGTAGCCCATCTGCCCGGCGGAATGACGCTGGAGATCATTTACCAGGCGGTAAGCTGCAAAGGCGCTCCAATAGCGATTCTCCTGGACAAGCAGGGCCATAAGAAAGACCAGACTTGCGCGGTCGAGATCACGTCTGACGGCGTGCGCACCACCTTCGCAGGCTACGGTAAGCCTGTCTTCTGGCATAAATCTCAGTTCACCGCGGTCGCCACTGCGGCGCTCGACTGACCTCCGCCCACCCTGCTCTCTCCAGCCCGCCTCGGCGGGCTTTTTCTTTTTCTCGTCGGCTACCTTCGCCCAGGGCATCACTGGAAGATTAATTAAACAAAATGTTTGACACTTGTTTAAACGTGATGTTTAATACGTCCATGCGCTGAACAAAGCGCTCCGGGGATAAACCGGGAGCCCTGATCTCAGGGCACTGGGAAGCGATCAGTGTCTTGTACTCAGGGCTTCCTCTCCGGCAAATGGACAGGAGATAGGAAATGAGTTGGCTGGCAAGCGATCTACTCGAGCTAAAGCGCCTTGCACAAGGTGGCGCCGGCGCGCTCATCGAACATCTCCTGCGTGAATACGCACTCAACATCATCGCCCCGGGCGTCGCTGACGCTCGCATCGGTGGATGAGGAAAGGACTTTCAAATGCTGACGAATAACAACGCATTCGCACGAGCGCGAACGATGATGGCAGCGATCGCCGCAGCAATGGCTCTCTCTAACGAAGGACTGCGTCAGCAGGCCATGTCGGGGATCGGCCCATACGTTTCGCGCGGTAAGGGTCAAGGAAAACACCAGGCATCGAAGCGCAGCGTCGCAATGGACAAGCGTGCGGCACTGAAGGCGCGCAACGTGGCCCGTCACAAAAGGGCCGCATGAGCATGAATCACGCGATCGACGACGCCACGATCAGCGCAGCGAAGGCTCTAAATATGGCCCTCGCGGTGCTGTCGCTGGCCGGCATGACGACGACGGTTATCTGCGCAGTCTTCAAGGGGATGCTCTGATGCGAACGCCAGCAAAGAACACCGACCTCCGCCACGTACAAACCGGCCTCACGCCAGCCGAGCGCGCCGCGGCTGTTCGTGAAGGAAGGCTGCAGAAGTCAATTCGTGCCCTGGGCGCGAACTGGCTGCTGCATCCGCAGTACACCGGGCACTACCAGCCGGAACTGCACAAGCGCGTTCGATAAGACGATTCCCGGAAAAGCTCACCAATGAACACGTATCAGATAGTAGTCCTGCTGTTTATCGTGACGATGGTCGCGGCGATTGCGCTGGTGCGCGGCGCAGATGCTCGTGCCAAGCGTGAATTCGACGAGATCGAGCGACGCAAAAAGCGCATCAACTGGCCAGCAGCGCACTGAATACCTCGCCCGGCGGTTAAACGGGCATTCCGCGGGCCTTTGGGCCAACAGTGAAATGGGGATGCCGCCCGTTAGGCGGCTTACTTGATCAATAACACGATCGGAGGATCGGATGAAGAAGGCTTTCACGCAGACGCTGATGGAGTTGCGCGGCGGTGCGGTCGTCGAAGAGGCGACGAACGAATTAAACACGCTCGTCGCGATGGTGCGCGACACCGGCAAGGCCGGAAAGATCACGATCACCGTCGAGGTGAAGCCGTTCGCCAAAGTGCAGGACGCGCTCGAAGTGACCGGCAAGGTCGTGGCGACGCTTCCGCGCGAGAAGGAATCGGCTGAAGTCTTCTTCCCGACCGTCGAGAACAACCTGTCGCGCCACAGCGAGCGACAGACCGAACTGCCCGGCATCTCGTTGGCAGACAGCAATTCCAGCGGCCGATCTGTCTCGTTCGGCTAATCCACGAATACCAGTCCGCTCTTAAAACCAACAAGGAACAATCATGCTCGAAAAATTCGCTGGCGAGAAAGACGCCGCAGCCATCCTCGCCGCCGGCACGTCGCTCGCAGGCCCGCAGAAAAGCTTGCTCAACGACGGCATTCCGTTCGTGGTCGTGCCCGAAGGCTACAGGGTTGAGCCTCTCGTCGACCGCGACGAGAATCCGGCCCGAGCGAGCGGCACGGTCAAGCTGCGCGACGCAGCGAGCTTTATCTCGTACTTCAACCGCCAGAAGCGTTCCGAGAGCCTGATTTACGCGTCGCTCGACCCGGCGCGCATCCTCGGCGTGATCGACGACCACCGCGAATACGGCACGCTTCAGGACGAGCACGACGGCGCGAATTGGCGTGCGTATCGCGTCGAGTTCCCCGTGCCGGCATCCCGCGAGTGGAAGACGTGGACGGGCAAGGATCGTCAGCCGATGAGCCAGCTTGAGCTCGCGGAACTGATCGAAGACAACCTGCCCGACATCGTGAGCCCGGACGGCTCGACGATGCTCAGCGTCGCGCTGAACTTCGAAGCCAGCAAGGAAGGCAATTTCGTGTCGGCTGCACGCCTGCAGGATGGCAGCACGAACTTCGTCTGGAAGGAAGACGTGAACGCTACCGGCAACAAGATCGCGATGCCGTCGCAGATCACGCTGAGCATCCCGGTGTTCGAAAACGGCGCGCCCTATTCGATCGACGCACGCATCAAATACCGCATCAAGGATGGCGTGCTGAAGATCTGGTACGAGCTGATCCGCCCGCACAAGGTTCTCGAAGTCGCGTTCCGCGCCATCTGGGCGCAGATCGAAGAACAGACCTCCACAAAGATTCTGCTCGGCACGCCCGAGTAACCCTTTCCCTTAACCAACCCCGCGTGCCGGCGCGTAATCCGGCCGTCTGACTCGATGGCGTTGCGTGCCAGCAGCGTTATCAAATCAGGCGAATCACCCGGCCAGTGAGGACACGGCTCAGGACAAGAGTTCACCGATGAACTGAGTAGCCCGCTCGACAGCTGCTTCGAAAGTCGCAAACAGGCCATGCTCGCCGTCGACCTGTTTCCAGTAACCCGGAGCCACTTCGACTTGCGCAATGAAACAGGCTCCATGCTTCAAATGAATGATGCTCAGAACGCTGCAATTGAAAGACTGGCCGCGTACTTCGAGAACCCGAATATTGGACACGCTTGACCTCCATCGGAAACGGAATCCTAGCATGAGCGAGAACAGCAAAATCGAGTGGACGGATCACACGTTCAACCCGTGGGAAGGCTGCCAGAAGGTTGGACCGGGCTGCGATCACTGCTATGCCGAGACGCGTAATGCGCGCTTCGCTGGTGGTACCGCGATCAACTGGGGCCCGGGCGCGCCGCGGCGCCGCACGTCGCCCGCGAACTGGCGCAAACCGCTCCAGTGGAACCGCGACGGCACGTTCTACGCACAGCACGGCAGACGCCAGCGCGTGTTCTGCGCGTCGCTCGCAGACGTGTTCGATAACGAGGTCGATCTGCTGTGGCGCCGCGACCTCTTCCGCTTGATCGCGGACACGCCGAATCTCGACTGGCTGCTGCTGACGAAGCGTATCGGCAACGTGACGACGATGCTCCGCCATATCGGCGTCGATCATCTGCCGCGCAATGTCTGGCTTGGCGCAACGATCGTCAACCAGGCTGAGGCAGATCGCGACATCCCGAAGCTGACTTCTATCGACGCGCGAGTGAGGTTTCTGTCGATGGAGCCGCTGCTCGGGCCAGTGCACCTCGACCAATTCCATCCCACGCGGGAACCGGCGTTGCCGCCCCTCTTGAATGGTATCGACTGGGTCATCACCGGCGGTGAAAGCGGTCCCGGCGCGCGGCCGATGCATCCCGCGTGGGCGCGATCGCTGCGCGACCAGTGCGCGGACGCGAACGTGCCCTTCCTGTTCAAGCAGTGGGGCGAATGGGCACCGGGCGAGAACGCGCCGGGTCCGATGAAGCGTACAGAGCAGGCTGCATGGTGGTGGGCCGATTCGTGGGATATGCGCCCAGTGACGCCGACCGAAAGCATGCACATGCACTGCGACGACGGGCCGGACGTCTGGCGCTTCGGCAAGAAGGCCGCTGGCCGCCTGCTCGACGGCGTCACGCACGACGGATTCCCCGCCTGATACACACCCAGCGCTCCGTGCGCTGGATTTAGAGATAGCCGCGTGATCTGGATTGGCGAAACACCTATTGCGAGAGAGAAATGAATACAAACGACGCCGTTGAAAAGTTCCTTGATGAAGTTCGCGCCGAATTGCTGCGCGCACGCGCCAAGTTTCCGGGCGACCGAATCATGACAATCGCCCTTGCTGAAGAGTTCGGCGAGCTTTGCAAGGCCGTGCTCGACGAGTCTGCCGCCAACGTGCGCAAGGAAGCGATTCAGACGGCCGTCATGTGTGCTCGCGTCGTTCTAGACGGCGACGGATCAGTGAACGAGTGGCGGGCTCAGAAGGGTCTTGATCCGCTTACCGAGCCGAGCGCATGCCTTGCTTGCAAGGGTCGCGGCTGGTTCACGAATCGCGACCTTGAGAACGAATGGCAGCAGGAATGTCACTCGTGCAACGGCAGCGGAAAAGCCGCCTGACCCGCTGTCTCGACGCAGCGACAACGATGAGGAATGAGATGACTGATGCAGAGATTCTTAGGCTTTGGATTGCACTGGTATCGGCAGACATCGATGACGAGCCAGTTATCAACTTCGCCCGCGCCCTTCTCGAAGCCTCGACCGCGAGCGACAAGCAAGAGGCGGTGATGAGCCGTGAGGACTGGAAAGAGCTATACAACATCGCATACGACCATGATTCGTTCGAGCGATTCATCGAGACGGCTAAATTGAATCTAGCCGCCCCTCCCGCCAAGTCCGCTGAGAGCGACAATCAAGCACCGGTGATCGGCGCGCACTTGTGGATGCCCGCCGAGATCGCAGAGCCGGCCGGTGCGCCGCCTGACTTCGGAAGCAGGAAGTCGTATGCCTTCAAAGCGCCGGACGCAGGCGAGCACGATCCGTGGTACGTCGTGCTTCCGAACATGTGCGCTCTGAAACTTGGCTATCACGCAGACGATTCAATCGACCGCCAGCATGCTGAGTTCATCGCCGCTGCGATCAACCGCGCTCTCGCCAAGTCCGCTGAGAGCGCAGAACGTCGCGCCGAATATTGGAAGGCCGAGCACCTTGCCGCCAACGAAGAGATTAAGCGCCTTCAGGCTTTGCTCGACAAGTCCGCTGAGAGGACCGCGTTGAACCTGCAAGACGTGTTCAATGAACTTCGCGAAGACTTCAATCTGAAGGATTCAGGTAAGGCATTGAAAGCAGTTGAGCGAGCGCTCGACAAGTCCGCTGAGAGCGGGAAGGAAGAGGCTGCGATGGTTCGTGCGGGAATCGCATGTTTGCAGCGCTACGCTTTTCGACCTAACACCCGAATGAATTCGCTGGACAAGGACGGAGAGGGTTCATGGCTTAGGTATTCAGATGTGGTGCGTGTTGTCGAAAGCTCCATCAAAAAGGATTCGAAATGACAATTTGGAAAACGACTTACAAAGCTGTCTGCGTTCCACTCACAGAAGATAGAGATGTTGCAGAACAGTGGCGCTCCAACGGCTACGAGGTCATCGAATTCTCGCCCGAAGGGAGCTTACAAAGAGCGTTTGATCGCGGCTGGGATGCAGCTACCAGTTTTTATGCGTCGGATCCGGAAATAGAAAAAGACATCGATAAGTACGCGCGCGCGAAACACGACTGGAAAGAGCGTGCGATACGGTGGATGCTCGTCAGGCCACTGCTTGATGAAGCATTCCGAGTGCTTTGGAAACCGGACGATCCTGAAGACGACGGCCCTGAATATTGCGCAAAACGCGACGAACTCGGGAAGGTTTTCATAAAGCTTCTTATTGACGATTTAAGAATTTTTGAACGGGATTCGAAATGACCGACGAATACAAATACGTTGATTCAAAAGGTTGTTGCTACAAGTCTCCGTGCGAGCGTCCGGGCGAGGGACCGTGCCACATGCCCTCGCGTCGGGTTGCCGATGCCCGTGACGGGGGATCGAAGCCGGTCGCGTGGAGAATCGAAGAGCGCACCGGGCGCTACACGTTCACCGAGCATGAGTGCAATCTGAGCCTATTCAAGGATGCGCACATCGATCCACTAGTGATCCCCGATGAGCACAGAAAGGCGATCGCTTATGAACTGTCGGATGCGGGATTTCATGATGCAGCGAAATTGCTGCTTAACAGGGGCTTGTAATGACTGAAAACCAGAAGCGACAGTTATTCGTTGCCGCCCGTAACGCGGATTCGTTCGATTGGTTCGATGCAATCGTGGATTGGAAGGCTATTGCCGCCGCTCTCGACAAGTCCGCTGTCATTCGCGACGTGATCGACGCATGGGACGCCTATGTCGCAGACCGCTCGAATGAGCAGGCCGCGAATCTGTTCGTGCTTGCGATGAACGCGCTGCGTGATGGCGTGCCTCCCGCCGAGTGCGCTGAGAGCGGGAAGGAAGAGGCGGTTGGAGATTTTCAGGAGACAGAGGGCGAACTTGCATATTGGGCGCAATTCGATAAATCCGCCCCTCCCTCAAAGTCCGCTGAGAGCGGGAAGGAAGAGGCGACCTCCAAGGATCTCGCCCGCAGATTCGTCGGTGACTTCACGCGGGAAATGGGTTTCACGATGAGTGACCATGCGCAAGAGGTGATGCTCAATCTGTTCCTGCGCTACGCCGCTCCTACGCCTGAGCGCGCCAACGAAGCTTTGGAACTTGCCGTAGCGCTTGAACAGCAGCGCGCATTGCATATCGTGCAGGCCGTGCGCAAACAAGGTTTCGCGAAGTCGGGCAACGAAATCCCCACGCAAGCCGAGTCGATCTTCGACCTTGCCTGCGAAGAAATCGAGCATCGGCTTCGCACTGAAGCGTGGGAGTTGGATGGGGTTGCCGCCCCGCGCCCTGCTGCGCAAGATGATGTGCGAATGACCGGCACGGCCAAGGCCACGCAGGACGTCTTCAATGAGCGCCAGCGCCAGATGGAAAGGGAAGGCTGGACGCCCGAGCATGACGACGAATACACGTCGCAGGAACTGTCGCTCGCGGCTGTTTGCTACGCAGACTTTGACCACTACGAATACACGGCGAGCAGCGTCGGCAAAGTGCCGTGCTCCTGGCCGTGGGACGACAACTGGTGGAAGCCCACAATGCCGCGCCGCAACCTTGTGAAAGCTGGCGCGCTGATCATCGCCGAGATCGAGCGCCTCGACCGCGCCGCCATTGCCAAGGAGAAGCAGAGATGAGCATCGTTCGCGAAAACCTGATGACGGTTCCGGGATACACGCCGTATTGCGCGCGGGATTTCTGCTGGCGTCGGTCGACGTTCAACGGGTCGCAGTTCGAGTGCCCGGTGTGCAATTGGGCTTCCCAGTTCGATCCGGAGTTCATCGAGGCGTACAAAGCCAAATGGTCGAAGCAAGACGCGCAGAGCGGCGAGGAGAAGCGCGATGCCGACTGATGCTCAGATCTTGGAGGCGTTCGAAATTCCCGGTCTGAACATCGAAGCGAGCCTTGAACCGCGCGAAGTCGGACTCTTTTTGCAGGGCTGTCGCGCCCTGCTCGCTTCTGCGCCAGCGTCGGAGCTGTCTGGCAAGGATCGGTGGCAATGGGAAAGCGATCACGATCACCGTGCGCTTCAGGATCCATACGTCTGCGAGGCGTTCGGCATCACGCCGCCTGCAGCGCGCAAAGAGGAATAGCAGTGCCCAGCAACATCGAAGAATTCCTGCGCCGCGCGCGCGAGTATCTGGAGAACACAGATGGCAGCAGTACTGGAAACGCCGCTTGAACTGACCGAAGACGAGCTCGCGCGCATCACCGGCTATAAGCGCCCCTCGAAGCAGATGGAAATGCTCAAGTCGCTCGGCATCCCCGCGCGCCGCCGCCCCGACAACTCCGTGCTGGTCATGCGCATGCACTGCATCGCGCCGGCACAGATCCCGACCGCAACGATAAAGCGCGAGCCACGCGTTAAATGAACCGAAGAAGAAAACATCACCGCGGCCTGCCCCGCCGCGTCATCGTCAATCACGGCGCGTTCTATTTCTTCGCGCCGGAGCCGATGCGCAACCCGTGGACGCAGAAAGAGCAGCGCTGGATTCGCCTGTGCGGATTCGAGGAAGGCGAAGCGCTCATGTACGAGCGCCTCGGCTTCCTGATGAAGGAAAAGAAGCTCGTCAGCGGCACGATGCCGAATCTGTGCGAGGAATGGAAGCAGCGCAAGCTCGCGCGCTACACGCCGGCCGTGCGCAAGGAATACGAACGCATGGCCGATTTCATCGCCGAAAAGCTCGAAGAATTCACCGTCGCCGACGTGAAGGCGCGGACGATCACCGTCTTCCTGCGGAAGTATTTCGCGGCGAAAAACAATACGGCGCAGAAGTACGTGAACGTGCTCCGCAAGATGTTCAAGATGGCGATCAGCGAGATGGGCCTGCGCGACGACAACCCGTGCGACCAGCTCGACCTGTCCGACTACGAGACGAAGCGCCGTGAGGTTTTGCCGTCGCACGACGTCATCGCCAAGATCCGCGAAGCCGCGCTGACCGGAAAGGACGGCCTGCCGACCGAGTCGGGCCCGATGTTCCAGTGCATCGTGGACATGGCCTATCTGTGCTGGCAGCGCGCCATCGACGTGCGCATGCTCCGCGACGCGCAGATCGAAGGCGGCGCCATTCGGTTCAAGCCGACGAAGACGGCGAAGTCCAGCGGGAAGATGGTGGACATCGCAATCACGCCGTCGATCGATGCGGTGATCGAGCGCGCGAAGGCGATCAAGCGGAAATACGAGATCATCAGCCCCTACCTGTTTCCGTCGACGAAAGGCACGCCGTACACGAAGACCGGCCTGCATTCGATGTGGCGCCGCGCGAAGGAGCGCGCCAAGGTGACGGACGACGTCGTGTTCAAAGATCTGCGCGCGCTCGGCGCAACCGACGCCGCGCGCCAGGGCAAAGACAAGAAGCAGATTCAGACGCGGCTCGCACACACGAGCGGCCGGACGAGCGAAATCTACATCAAGGAAGTCATCGCGGAGCGCTCAGAAATGGACGTCGCGCTGCCTTGGAACCTGCCTAATACGGAAACAGGGAACTAGGCTGGATAAGGGTTTCAAGCCGATTAATCTTTGAGCATTTGTTAGGCGTGGTATTATCGCCGCCTTTCATACAGAGCCTTTGCGGCGAGTGAATTCCCGCATGGGGTGCAGGTGGTCGGAGGTTCAAATCCTCTCGCCCCGACCAGAAATCAAAGGCTCTCCGGCTTATGCCGGAGGGCCTTTTTTCTTTGGCCCGTCGAGGCCGTCGTATCGAACATGGCGAGCAAAACAATGGCGTATAACAAGCTCAACAACCCGCGCGCGTTTCCCGGCAACAGCAACTACGGCATGTCACTGCGAGACTACTTCGCGGGACAGGCGCTGGCCGGCGACATGGCCGACGAAGCCCTGCCGAGCGATGCATCGTCCACGCTGCTGGAAGAACGCGCCCAACTCTATTACCGTCTTGCCGACGCCATGCTCAAGGTGCGCGCCGAGGACGAAGCCGTCACGAAGACGACCGCATTGATGGGCATGACGATCTAGCGCATGCCCTACGGCGAGCCGTTTTGATCATACTTGAAAGCCAAAAAAACACTTGTGTGTCAGTTATTTAAGGCCTACTCTTAAGGTGACACGTAAGGAACGGCGCCCCATGCCTTTGTCTGTTTCAACGCTGGCGCAATTGCCGCGCATTCGATTCGACCGAACCTCTTCCGCTTTGCGCGCCGAGGTGGCGAGGTGGTTCCATCCGGCGAGCCGTGCGCGTGTTTCCCGTTTCGGGCGTATCTATCCAGGCGGTAGCCGCTACGTCTGCGTGAGCGCGCCGAAATCAGGCGGTCTATTCGCGCTCTACTTCTTCCACCACGGCGCCGGCGACTGGCGCATCTATCCGCCTTGGGGCATCGGACCGAGCATCGTCTACTGGTCGATCAACATCGCGATGCCGGATCGTCAGTCTCAGGCAGCAGTCGGTCAGCAGAAGCGCATTCGCTCCGCCATCGAGTCTTGA